GGTACACGGGGTACACGGGAGATACGGGGTACACGGGACAGACAGGTTACAGTGGGTACACGGGGTACACGGGATACACAGGGTACACGGGAGACACGGGACCGACAGGTTACAGTGGGTACACGGGGTACACGGGATACACAGGGTACACGGGAGACACGGGACCGACAGGTTACAGTGGGTACACGGGATATACGGGATACACAGGGTACACGGGAGACACGGGACCGACAGGTTACAGTGGGTACACGGGGTACACGGGATACACAGGGTACACGGGAGATACGGGGTACACGGGATACACTGGAACCACTGGTTACACTGGGTACACAGGGTACACGGGAGATACGGGATACACGGGAGACACGGGACCGACAGGTTACACTGGGTACACAGGTGCTGGATTTGTCCCAGTGTTGTTATCGTCGACAACCCAAATTGATGTCGATGAATCATCATTGGGCTTAGCCAAGCAATTTGGATATGAAACCAATGCTGAGCCCGCATGGGCGGTTGGGCAACAAGTAAACTTCGCTGATCAGACCGCAGGATCAACGATCATATTCACCGCGAATATCACAGGACTGACATTCCAGAATGCAACGGTTATCATAACTGCAACACTATACAAGATAACCGGAACCCCCGCTTCTGGCGAGACATTATCGAATGATTGGGTGATGTCATTTGCAGGTCAAGTAGGTCCCACTGGGTACACGGGATACACGGGAGAGACAGGATACACTGGACCCACTGGACCAGAATTTTCCGGTCCGGAAGGATGTATCCCCTTTTACACCGGCACGAGTCTCTCGGGCAATTCCGTGTTCACGTATACGCCAGGTGGAACGGGTATGCTAATTGATGGTGTGATTGCGCCCACAACGAACAACGTATACTCACTGGGAACAACAGGACACCGATGGTCGGAAGTGTATATGGGACCGGGTACATTGCACGTCTCAGGACCAGTCGGAAGCACAGGAGGAAAAGTCGGTTCTGACGATAACGGCATCATCTATACTGAGTTTGGTTTCGCAACTCCATTCATCAATATCGGTCCTGCTATATCGGCAACTCTGAGTGCGGGATCTATTGGTGGGTGGGTGTTGGGACCCACTGGAACGCAGTACACCTCGAATTATGACCTAATTGCCCAACAGAAATTGACGGGCGTTGGAGTTCCCGCTGGACTAACCGGACCCGCGTATTCGCTCATAAAGACTCACGACCTGAACTTGATAGCTGGAAACAATTTCACGACAAACACCGGTCCTTCGTTCACAGGCCTAGCACGCAATAGTACCTTCATTTTTACCAGCGGATCAAACCATGGCATAACAACAGGTGATCTCGGGATAGCCGATGCAGGGTTTCATGTCAAGCTCCAGAACGGAACGACAACGGATATTGTCCTATACGTGGACGGTTCTATCGTATCCAACACGACAACACATGGGATAGTATATGCAGCTAAGACGGGTGGAGCAGGGACACCAAGTCATCTTGCACACCTCTACTGGAGTGGAACGGCATGGTACTTGTACAACTAACTGCGTCCAATGTCGTTGGAATTCATGTGTACAACAGGAAAATGCAGTTCCAAAATGCAGCTATTGCTATCATCGCAGGTATGGTCTTTGTCATTGCATTCCTTGTGGGGTGGCTGTACTTCCAGCAGACCCGTATTCACCATTCGCTGAACACCCTTGCGATGGTTCTCTCGGATATGGCGCAGGCACCTCCGGAGTACCAGTCTCCACCTGCACCCCCCACTCCGACACCCGCACCGGAGCCAGAGGATGACCGTCATGAGGTGGAGCCTGCCCCGGCAGCCGAGGTGGTGGCTGGTCCTCCTCCCGAGGATACCGATGATCTTGAGGGCAAGTCCAAGAAGGAGCTTCACGAGCTCTTGACGAAGAAGGGAATTCCCTTCGGCAAGACCGATAGTAAGACGGTTCTCCTGCAGCTCCTAAAAGCTGTCGCCTAAAGACAAATCAATGCTAGCCATTAAGCTCGACATGATGTATCGTGGTCTTTCTGTGGATGAGGCGCGCAAACGATTTGCAGAACTTGTGCCCAAGGTCCCTCCACCAATCGTAGAGGGTCCGAAACGTCGTCGCCTAAAGGCAACGCCTTTACCGGAACAGAATCGTACATAATGCATACTATTTTCGCGCGCGGGACAAAGAAGGAGGAATGAAGATCGTATCCTTTGACGTTGGACTCCGCAACCTAGCCTTTTGTGTTCTATCTGGTACCTCTCGTACAGACGTCCAGATTCAACATTGGAACTTGATCGATGTTATGGCGGAAGAGAAGGGGTTAGTCAAACCCACTTGCTTCAAATGCAAGAAGTCGGCGTGTTGGCAGGCTGCGTCGGGGGAGCAGTATGCATGTGGACGCCATAAGGGACAAACGATAACCAAGGCATCCTTTAGTAAGCTCAAGGTAGACGCACTGTGGACAAAGTTCCAGGTTCAGTTTCCCGGACAGCCCAAGCCTCTAAAGGCAGAGATGGTCAACCGACTGTATGATGCCCTAAAGACCACAAGTTGGAAACGCGCAGTCTCCAATTACAAGGCGGGGTCTGTCGCCGATCTGGCACCGGCGTGTGCGAAATCACTTGATACTCGCGCCGACCTGTGGCGGGGTGCAGACCTCGTCGTCTTTGAGAACCAACCCGATCGCCGTATGTTTGCCGTCCAGTGTATGCTGCACATGTACTTTGTCGCACGTGGATTCAAGGTGCAAGGTGTGTCTGCCATTCACAAGCTGGATAACATTGCGTTGACAACGGATGCGACGGGAACCTACAAGGGGCGCAAGAAGACGGGTATCGTGCATGCGACCTCGTTGTGTCCCACGGAGGACTGGAAGTCGTATATGCTCAAACACCCCAAGAAGGATGATCTTGCCGATTCATTCTTGCAAGGTCTGTGGGTATTGGAACACACGCGTTAGCATCTTCGGAATAGCCTCGGGATTCCAGACAAAGCATGGGAGACCTTTTGGGAGTTGAACTCCTTTCCAATCCGTCTATGATGGGGGGTGATGTACCGAAGCTTGACATTAAGATGGCAGACCTTGAGAACATTGAGATTCCTACGTTGGGCGCGGAGGCTGCTCCGTCCAGTGGCCCCAAGTTGGTCTTCAGTCCGTCCGAGACAGGACCTACACAGGTGGGCGGTCACGATAACTTGAATGCCGCGCAGTACTCGACGCATATACCCGGGAAGCCAATGTCCGAAGAGACGATTATGAAGGAGAAGTATGAGATTCTGCGGAAGTTTGAGCGTCTTTCCAAGTTGGGTGTGCCGATGCGCAAGCGGTTCACGATTGATAGTCCATTGGAGGAGATGAAGATGGAGCTGGAATTCATCAAGCGCGAGAAGTCGATGGACAATACCATCAAGCAGTTCTCCGAGTGGTTCGTCACAGGTATGTCTGGATTGGAGTGGGGGTCTCAGAATATCGCAATGCTCAAGATGTTCGGTCTGGATCTGCAAGGTCTTTCCGAGTCTGCGCAGATGAATGTAGTGGATATGGAGGATGATTTTGAGGAGCTCTACGAGTTGTTTGGCGACAAGATCAAGATGCATCCGCTGGTTCGCATCCCCCTGAAGACTTGTATGATGATCTACATGGTTCACCTGACGAACCAGATGGCACGCAAGGCACCTATCCCGAACATTAACGATATCATGCGCCAGAACCCCGATATCGCACGCACTCTTGCATCGGCTACAATGCAGGCACAGACGCAGCAGATGCGGAATACAGCAACCCCTCCTCCCCCGTCAAACCCACTGTCTGGCTTTATGAACTACATGCAGGGAAGTGTTCCCCAGGGTCCTCCTCCGGCCCAGCAGACTAAGTCGATCCCGAAGCCTACCTTCCCGAAGGCATCTCTCCCCGAGCCCCCGCCCCAGGCCCCCCGTCGTGAGATGAGGCCTCCCCCGGCAGGAATTGCCGAGCTGCTGAAGAGCATTGGTGCGCCTCCTCCGAACGCAGCCCCCCTTCCTCCCGCCATCGACCCCCGTAGCAACGCAGGTTCCACTCCGAAGAAGAAGAGTGCCGGGTCAACGGGCAAGAACTCGGTGGTCATCAAGCTGTAAAATGAAACCCATCTTCAGTATACCAACAAATCTCACACAAGATGCTGAAGATTGCCGACCTCAACAATGCTCCCGAGGTTGATAACCCGTACCCCTTCCCGTTGGACCCCTTCCAGAAACACGCCTTTGCTGCAATCGATTCTCACGAGAATGTGTTTGTGACGGCAAAGACTGGCAGTGGTAAGACGCTGGTGGGCGAGTACCAAATCAAGATATCTATCTCCACCAGGGGCAAGCGGGTGTTCTACACGACACCTGTAAAGTCTTTGACGAACCAAAAGTTCAACGACCTAAAGAAGTTGGGTCTATCTGTTGGCATCATGACGGGGGACATTAAGTTCTGTCCCGATGCCGATGTAGTGGTCATGACCACCGAAATCCTGTGCAACCTCTTGTACAGCAAGAATACCCAAGCAGGTACCCTTGGAGATGCTGCAGCCCTCTCTATCAAGAATCTGGATGCCGTCATCTTTGACGAAGTGCACTATATCAACAACATGGAACGGGGCAAGGTGTGGGAAGAGTGTCTGATCCTGATGCCCCCTGAAATCAAGCTCGTTCTGCTATCGGCTACTATCGACCAACCCGAGAAACTGGGGCAGTGGCTTGGGGATCTCAAGCAACGACCAGTACGCCTCATCTCCACACTGTACCGTATCGTGCCGCTTGTTCACCAAGCCGGGAAGGAGGTTCTCATGGATGCAAAGGACGTCTTCTATCCAGATGCCTACAATCGTTGGCTGCGGTCTCTGGACAACAACAAGAAGGATGCTGCAACCCATCGGGGAATGGTAGCAGACCGTCGCCGAGATGGGTATGCAAACGGACCCATCGCGAAGGGTGTCCGGAACCATTCGTTCTCACACCGAATGAATGAGTTGGTTCGTGAGATGGACAAGGAGCAACGTCTTCCTGCATTGTTCTTCGTCTTCTCTCGCAAGAACTGTGAGGCATATGCGCGTCGCATTGAAGATACCATGTTAGACAGTTCGGATATCGCATCTGTCAAGCACATAGTCTCCTTCCATCTGCATCGGTACCCCGAGGTTCTCATGTCTCCTCAGTACTTCATGCTGATGGAACGTCTGGAGAAGGGGATTGCCTTCCATCACAGTGGTCTGCTTCCCATCCTACGGGAGATTGTAGAGATTCTGTACGGTCGTGGGTTCATCAAGCTCCTGTTTGCAACCGAGACCTTCGCGGTCGGTATCAATATGCCGACCAAGACAGTCGTTGTAACATCCTTCAAGAAGCACGATGAGAAGGGATTGCGAATGCTCAAGAAGGATGAGTACATTCAGATGGCAGGTCGTGCTGGACGGCGTGGAAAGGATGACCGCGGCGATGTCATATACATCCCCGAGCGCGAACCTGAGAGCCTCGCAGATGTCAAGACGATGATGACGAGTGGACAGCAGCGTATCGTCTCAAAGATGGACTTCCACTACAAGTTCATCCTGAGGGCTCACTATGGGTTCCAGATGGATTGGCGGGATATTGCACGCAAGTCCTTCTGGAAGGCACAGAATGATGAGTTGATTCGGGGAGCCGAACTGGATTACGAGCGTCTGACAAACCAGCAAGAATCGCTTGGGCTGTGTCACATACTGGGTGACCTGCAGATGCGCGAGTCGCTGGAACAGAAGATCAAGATAACCGGAAACGCCGAACGACGGGATGCGCAGAGGGCACTTGAAGCATGGAAGAATACCCATGTGGGACCCAATTGGGAGGCGGCATGGGACTCGTACAAACTCTGGACGTCTATGTCTCTGGAACTCATCTCCACCAAGAATTCTATCGAGTTCATGAAGGCGTATGAGGGAGAGATCAAGCTGCGGGAAGACTGGTTGCACCGCCATGGATTCATTGGAACAGAGTTGGGTCATATGGCGTCCATGGTACACACAGGGCATCCCCTTCTGATGGCACGGGCGTACAAGGAGCGAATCTTCCACGACTTGGATACTGCAGAGTTCATGGGCTGTTTGGCGTTGTTCCTAGACGATGGGCGGAAGGAGGGTATCCTTCTAAACAACTGTAATCTGAGTCCAGACGCACTCTCAAAGGCAAACACGTTGTTCACGATCGCAAAGGAGTATCGCGATGCGGACATTGATGATGAGTTCTGGACGTTGGGCTCCTACTGGGTTGACGTCGTGGTCCGTTGGACACGTGGTGAGAACGCATTCAAGATCTGCCAGGATTACGACCTCTATGAAGGGGACTTTGTGAAGGCGATTCTGAAGCTGTCCAAGTTGGTTGAAGAGTGGCTTGCGATGGCGAAGATGACAAGTGATGTCCAACAGTTGGAAGTTCGTACCAAGCTAGACTTGCCGATCGTACGGGGAATCGTCATTCCCGAGAGTCTGTACATTCGTCTACAGGGAAGTATCTGATAGTAGGAATAATGAGCGCCGAGATTCTTGTCCGTGCGATTCTGGAGGAGATTTCCAATGAGCTTGAGACGGTCAAGCGTCAGCTGGTAGAGGAGAGGCTGCAACACAAGGCAGAGATCGAGAAGATCCGACAGTTGGTCGGTATTTTTGAGCGAGAACATACGGCTGCATGTGCTCCCTACGAGTTCACCGATACCCCTGGAGAGTATGTACCGGTCAGTCGTGCAACGGAAGCAGAGATGTCTGAGAAGGAGAAGGAGGTCTTACTTGCCGGCAAAGTAGACAATCCCAACCCCGAAGAGAAGAGCGATTAGGAACCGATCAAACCGGGATATGAAGGTCTTTTTGTTCGCCGGAAGCTCATCAAACTTCTTGCGATATTCCGGCGGCTTGAAAGGTAAGTACACGAACCGACCAAACGGGAACACCGTAGGATCCATCGTGTAATTGCACTCGTAAAAGTGGTCATACCAGGCAAGCGCCAGGTACGGAAAGTACGCCAATGCAATGAGAACTCGTATATTCTTCGCAGGAAGGTACCAATACCCCCCTGCGATGAGTAGTGTAACTGCAACACACTTCAAGTTGAGCGAAAAGGGCTGATCATCAAACAATCCGCCTGCCATTGCTCACTTGTCCGAGAATAACTCGGGGGCTGTCGTATCGTGCGCCGGTTGCTCAATCTTCACCTCCTTCTTCTTGGGATTTTCCATTCCCTCGGGTCCCCGGCGAGATACACCCATAGCCAGAATGATGAACCCTGCTGTCAGCGCAATGGACGTAATGATCTCGCGAGTGGCGATGTAGCACATTGCGAAGATGACCAATCGGCGAATGATGATATTGCGTCGGTACTCCTCTTCGTTGGAACTCACCTCGTCCACGATATGCCGTCCCCAGATGTTCATCATGATCGTCAGAATCCCGATAGTGAACTTGCTTTCTAAAAGAACGTCCAACATCCTATACTTGTTGAGGGGATTTACTTCTTGGAGTGAGGAGCAGGCTCATCGTCCTCCTTGTCCTTTTTCTTGTCCTTCTTCTTGTCCTTGTCATCCTTCTCCGGCATCTTGAGCCCCTCGTGGTATGCCGAGTGGACAGACTTCACGTAGAAGATTGCACCCAGGATGGCGAGTGCAGTAGAGTGGTAGATGGCAAGCCAGGAGATACCTCCCAGAACAATAAAGCGACCCACGCCGGTACGCAGGACATCCTTCACAATGCTAGGCACCGGCCATGCAAAGAAGGCCAGATACACAACAAACGCACCAACTAGAGCAAGTTGAACGGTAAAACGCATTTGTTGACACTCCACATTTTTCTACGATCCTCTAATACAAGTAGATGCCCGATTTTGCGTCGCTAGAAGATGTGTATGGGGCTCCGTTTGGGAAGCGTGCTCCTGTGACACAGGCAGCAGAAGCAACTGTCCGTCCGGTTATGGCACGAAAGTCAGAGGAGACCGTCGCCAAGCACAAGACGATGTTGGACTCGTTGACCGCCAGCCTTCCTATATCAACGGAAGAGCCAAACTACAAGACAAGCAGTCCATTCCACCGGGAACCGTCGCGTCCTATTCAGAGGGTAGAGGCATTCTCTGACTTTGCGTACTCACCCCCTACGGATTTCCACCAGAAGCAACTGCAGGATCAGATTTCAAAGATCCTTGCCTTGGTTGAGCAGAACAAGACGGGGTATGAAGCCCCTCCGTCGCATGACATGCTGCTCTACATTTTTACAGGGGTGTTCTTTCTGTTCACCTTTGACCAATTCGTCGCCCTCGGTAAGCAGATGCGGTAATTTCGCATCTCAAAGCAATGCCGTATTACCCTGGGTTGAAACCTTGCGCTTTATCGGGCGTTGTGAGTCCCGCCACACCCGATAGATTCATGACACGTTACGTCCCTGGAAAGGGAGTCTACAATATTGCTGGAGGATGCCTGCAGAATATCGTCCCGAACCCGTTAGCCCCGCCGGCGAGGTATGTGTTCAACACGAGTAAGTTTTACTGTCCTTGCGTCAGTACACGCAGATAATCGCGTTTAATTCGTAATGGCGGAAGATTCAAAAGACGTAGACATTATCGATGGGAAACAGGAGATTCATTGGAATCCCCAGTTGGAACGCATTCTTGCGTCAGAAGGTGAACGAGCATTGTGCTTCACCTGGATGCACACACGGTCAGAGAAGAGGTACTCTCTCCTGACAACCTATATAACCCTTCCGGTTATCGTATTCTCAACCGTCAATGGCTTCGTGTCAGCTGCAGCAGGATCCGTGCTATCCGATGCAAGAGCGGTGAGTGTAGCTGTGGGAGTTGTCAGTATGGGTATTGGGGTTTTGAACACGGTATCTGCATTCTTCAACTGGGCAAAGCGGTCCGAGTCGCATCGGATGGTCGCCCTGCAGTATGCAAAGGTGCACCGCTCCATTATGTTGGAATTGGCGTTGCCCCGTGCCGAACGCATACGGGCTCACGACTTCCTCAAGATGGTTCGCGACAATCTCGACCGCCTGCATGAAACATCCCCTGCAGTTCCGGATGTTGTGATAGCGGACTTTAAGAATCACTTTGAGCATACCACGCCCGAAGTCAGCAAACCAGAGATTACCAACGGATTGGATCCGATAGACATCTATGTGGATGAAGATTCTAGAAAGGCTGTTATGCGGACAAAGTCAATGACTCAGTCTCCGTCTGCTTCTTTGCCCCCTCCAACGCCGATACCAGTCCATAAGTCTTGACGGCTACCTCATCAATGGCTTGTGTCGCACGCTCGCGTACACGTAGATACTGACCAATTGCACCGCCAACTGCTCCCTGCAGGAACGAAGTAACCCAAAACACGATATCAGAAAACGTCCAGGCGTATCCTACATCAAAGTCTCCAAAGGCTAGTTTGCGTGAGACGGCTGATAGGGCACCACCGATAATGGCTGATCCCGACGCCCAACCAAGGTATGTTCCTATTGACACAATCCAGACCAAGGCAATAAGGTGTTCTTTCCAGGAGATACGTTTCCAATCGCCTATCATTGTTCATACCAACGTCATTTTCTCAACAGTGTACTTGCGTTTGTTGTAGAGAGCAAGCCGTTCGTGAAACTGCCGTTTGAACTGGGGGTCGACGATATCAATGATGAGTGGATGCACCGATCGCTTCGTCTTTTCCACACGGAGGATACGTCCTACAATCTGGTCAACATCGGGACGAGGAGTTGCGATAATCAGAGTATTCAGAGACGCAACATCAAAGCCCTCCTTGCACATCGCATAGGTTGCTATGAGGACCTTCTTGTTCGCACAGTACTCGGTTCGTTGCGACGCCTTCACGCTGGTAGACAGAATAGCCGATTGGGACTTGACATCTTCCGGAAGAGACTCCAGGATATCCTTGGTGTGCTGCACTCGGTCGGAGAGAACCAAGAGTTGGCGTTCGGGAGAGGTACGCACAACATCTGTGATAATGGTGGACAACAGATCCTTGCGGGGTTCAAAGGACGCCAGTTTATTGACCATATTCGCAACCGACATGACGCCCTGCGAATTGTACACGATCTCAAGAAACTCTCGGTCATTGGTGAGGAAATCATAGACTTCTACACGTACCTGTGGATCTATGATGTCTGACGTATCCGACTTGTACAGGATTGGACCCAGAATCCACTCCATCACAAACATCAGCCCGTCCTTGCGGATGGGTGTAGCAGACAGCCCCAGCATATGCTTGGATGTAATCTTGGGGATGGCTTGCACAAAGACCTCCGACGCAATGTGATGGCACTCGTCTACGATAACCAGTCCGATGGTCTTGAAGGTATCGGGCTTGTACGTCTTCATTGAGAGGCTCTGTAGCATCGCGATAACCACATCACGTCCCTCCACATCAATTGTTTCTCCCTGCACACGCCCAATCCTTGCTTTGGGGAGGAATTCGCGAATACGGTCTTGCCACTGGTCGTACAGGAAGGTGTTGTGAACGATGATGAGCGTTGGGACCTTCAGTTGTGAGGCGATATACAGCCCACACACGGTCTTTCCGCCTCCTGTCGCCAACGACAGAATCCCATCGTGAGGGGTCGGTTTCATGTATGCGTTCACGACCTCATGCTGCACAGGTCGAAGGGATCCTTTGAAGTCCCAGAAGACACCATCTGTCTGCTGAACATCCCGCGTCGTAACGGTGGGAGGTCCAAAGGTATCAATGCCGAACGTCTTAGGTACGTAGAGGTAGTCTTCGGATTCATGAAAGACGGGATATTTGGGGACACGATTGGAGGGTACGAATACCGTTGGAATGACAGGCTTCACGGTCAACCGCTTCCGAAGCGCAACGATATTATGGGGTCCATTCTTGGGTATCCTATAGCCATGCAGAGTTAGCGCCATTGATACAGTCTATATGCGTTGAGCGCGGTTCATTTTCTTGGTACAGAGTATACCATGAAGATTTTGAAGATTGTGTTTGTCGCCCTCGTGTTCTACCTTCTGACCCCCGGCATCCTGATCGCGCTCCCCCCGGGGGCGTCGTTCCAGGTGCAGGCGGCTGTGCATGGCGTGGTGTTCGCCGTCGTGATAACTCTTGCTTGGAAGCTCCTGAAGAGTTATGTTGCGTAAAAACATATGGAGCCAGCAGTGTTAGTCGAGTTTTTCGGAACAGGTCTTTTAACAGCCGCAGTCGCGTTCACTGGAAGCGCACCACTCATATTGGCAGCTCTTGCCATCGCGATTGGTCTCGGTGGAAAGATATCTGGAGGACACTTCAACCCCGCAGTTACCCTTTTGCAGCTGATGTCAGGAAAGGTCGGAACAACCAAGGCAATACTCTACATGGTCGCCCAGTTTGCAGCTGCGCTCCTCGTGTATGGTCTCTCGCTGGTTGTGTAGCAAATCGTTTCATAGCCCGATACAATGTTAGCAGCGCTGTTCACATTGTACCCCTTTCTCTTCGCATGTGTTGGGATGGCTGCCATAATAACCTTTGCATTGTCTGCCACCGTAAACATCCTGCTTACGATGTTATGCCTAGCGCTATACACGATGATCCCCATAGGAGCCTTTGATCCATGGATCGACGCATTCTGTGATGCAGTCCGTTCAGTGATCCCGCAAGAAGCCGATACGATCTTCTCAAACCTGTGTACGACCTTTCAGTACCACGAAGAGTCTCCGCCAGAGAAGGCATTGTACCTATGGCATCCACACGCACTCCTGTGTGTAGCCCCATCAATGCATGCGCTCCTACGTGGACACAAGGTGGTCTCTATCTCTGCGATTCATTACGTTCCGATCCTGCGGGATCTCTGCCATTACTTCCGCACCATTCCATCTGATTACGTGGTCATGAAGAAGACGCTGGAGACGGAATCCGTATCCGTCATACCCGGCGGAATCCGCGAGGGGATGCAGCCGATGGAGAAGAATACCTTGCGCGTATCCATTCGGAACCGAACGGGTATATTCCGGTTGGCACTGGAGACAGGGACGCCAATCGTACCTGTGTTAACATATGGGGAAACAGAGTTGTTCCCAATCGTAGATACACCGATTCTTCGGAGTTTCAACGAGTGGTTGTATCGTAATACGAAGCTTACCTTTCCAATGCCTTCGTTTGCGAGTTTGTATAGATGGGGTCAGTTAGCGTATGAACCGTTATCTCCTGTTCGGAGTTATGCGGGCAAACCTATACCTACCACTCCGACGAAGCAGACGGTGTCCAATACCGATCTTGACGAGCTGCGTGATAAGTACTTGACGGAGGTGCAGCGGCTGTTTGAGACGACTGCGCCACCCGGGATGCAGCTTCTGATTGACTGACCCAATGACCCTCCAGACACCAGTTGATGCTCGTCAGGATCACTTGCCACACCGAGTTGTTAACAGCAAGATCCTCAATGGCATACTGCGTGTTGGGGAAGCCGTTCATTCCCACCTGCAGGTACTTGAAGGGGCACTGATCCAGAGTCAGAGCATTCAGCACCGTGCCAAAGTACGTCTGAAGCTCCAGCTTGTTGTACGTCTGAACATAGCGGGTACCGAGGTCACCGTCGCGGTACGTCAGCTCAAACAGAGCACCGGGCAAACGCTTCACGCTGATGATATCATCGGTAGAAGGCAAGTCATCCTCGCGGCGAATCCAAAGGGTAAGGTCAGTGGGCATTATGATATTCTATCAACTCGCGATGTGTAAGTGTGTTTGCGAGAACAATAGCGACAATAGAGCCAAAGATAGCAAATGCAGCGTAACATGTAGTGACTGTATTCAACCTTTCAAACTCGTTTGGTCCCTCGTCTTGCACTGTCCCCTCCTCGTAACTCTCCAGCTCATCCTGGGCATTGTGTAGCATCTCATCAACACGATCAAGGTCTGCAATAGTCTCATCAAGCCTCTTCACGTATCGCGCACAGTCCAGCTCGGACTGACGCAGCCGCCCCCTCAACTCCTCCACAATTGCATCGTGCTCAGACAGCAGAATAGATGGTTCACAGAACATTGTCTATGGAGTTGCGATGCGTTTAAACGCCCACATCGGCTGAGTAGTCCCCATAGATATCATCCCCTTCATACGGACGATTCGGCATCTCTCCGAAATCACCACGTTCTCCTTGGTCCGGCTCATCCCGTTCATTATCATTCGGAACCTCCTGGAATCCCTCTTCGGGAACATTGGTCTCCAGTTCTGCAACGGGACGTACCCTATCCTCCAATTGCTGAGCAAACAACTGACGGTCCTTCAGCAGGATAACATACGGTGCGAGACCTATATCGAGCAACTGCTTGATGAGTTCACGCTCCATATCCGACTTTTCACCAAGGCGCGTCTTGAACGTCTCACGCTCTGCAGTGATGAGCGTACGCACCTCTGCCTTGATATCCTCTTCCTTTCGTAGCATTGATTTCAGCGACAGATCGGCAGGAATCGCAGTTGCCCACAGTTCACGAAGTGCAGGAACCTTGGACACCTCATCAATCACGCGAAAGGCAATACCACGTGCTGCATCACGAAGTTGGGATTTGTTCAATCGAGGATCCAGTCCCTCCAACTCAGCCCGTAGAGTCCGAATGACAGGAGACGGAATACCAGAGGTTTGCACACGGCACAGATCCAGCAGACGTCCTGCAATGGCAGACGCTTGATTCCACGATATCTTTGCATCAGCCAACACAGATAACAACTGGGTGTTCCGCAATGCCTTGGCGAATGCTGGAACCGCCTTGCGGATACGAGCGGCAGTATCGGATGGTAGTGCAGCCCATGGTTCGGCGTTTATAGGAATATGCACAACACGCCGAGCTGTCGGTCCCGGAGAGGTTCTCGTCTCAAACACAATCGGATTCTGCAGGTACACGGGAGGTGTCTCGGTAGTCCATACGTACAAAGCGGCAGCGGGAATACACTCTGTCCGTGCACTCTTTGCAGGAGCTGTCGTATCAATGCGAATCGGAGGGACCAAGACCGTCAACTGCGGGGGGACGGGTGGTGCCTTGGCGTATCGCAGGGCTGCCTGTTCCAACTTATCCATGTAATTGCTCAGACCAAGCTTCTGTGAGAATGCGGCGGGAGGGTTTATCATGACCTTAAGGGCAGTCACGCACTTCTCGCGCACCTTTGCAGGGCTGCGGAAGACTTCACGCAAGAGTCCCATGGAAGGTCCCTTGAAGGTGGTCCGGAACTGCTCAAAGGTTCGCTTCAGAGCGCCTAAGATACTATCCAGGATACCAAGTCCTTCGTCCTTATCGCGGGGGTATCCGGTCAACACGAAGGGAGTCCCAAAGCTTCGGCGCGGAATTAGAAAGGGGTCGTGGATTTGCATGAGAAGAGCCATTCCGCAGATACCGTATACGGCTCGTACACTGTCTCCCTTGGATTGCGTAAAGGTAGAGAGTTGGCGTACCTGTCCTATGATAGGTTCCAAACTGTATTGGTCGGGAAGCACTTGCAACATAGAGATCAGAAGCAGGAACATGTCTTGGGCTGGATCCCTCGTATCAAACAAAACACGAAGTGATGTCAGTGATTCGGTAAAGGTACGAATTGCACCTGGATGGAACTCGGCGACGTTCAATTCCTCGCTATGCAGGACTGCATGTCCATCGTCGTCAAACTCCGCCAAGCTAACGAACACATCCTGGTTAATTGCCTCTCCGCAGAACTTACAGACTCGTGAGCCACCTACGATTCCACACCAGGTCTCGTAGAATGCACGGTTATCCTGTCCAAACTCGCCGTCCAATAAGGAGAGGCTGTGTTCACACAAGACAAACTTACCATCTTCATCCAGGTACTGTTTGTTATTGCTGGATAGATCCATGACCATCTTACGAAGCGCTTCTGCCTTGTCTTCCGCCGTCCGCATAACGTCCTTCAGAATGACCAGCACATCTTCGCGGGCGTGTGAGAACTCCGGCTTCGGAACCTTGGGAAGAACAGGTTCCTTCGGGGCTGTGGGGGCTGGACCTTGGGCTGCATTCAGGATCGGCAGGTACTCTTTCAGGATATCATCGTGTGTCGTTTCGTTCCACTGGATACGCCCCTTCATTCCAATCGCAGCCCGTTCCTTCTCAATGGTTTCCATTGGGACACATACGCCAGGCGGACGGTACACTCCAGCCGTCAAGAAGTTCTCGAACGTGATTCCATCCGGCAAACAATCGTCGGGCTTGGCGAACGGCAACGGTGCCAAGGGAGCTTCGACCGTGGTAGGAGCAGATATCGGAGTCAATTCAGCTGCTTGAGAGAGCAAGAGCTTGATGACATACAATCCACCATCCTGCTGTTGAGACAGCCAATAGCGAGGAGTCAAACCGGGGTGATACGGAACATGGTAGGTCTTCTGCAAGACTTCTCCGGGAATATCAGCCGTCGTTTGCGGGATGGCTATAGGTTCCACCGGAAGACCCGTAGCCAGTTGCTCGGCAGGAGGGAACTGCCGCTTCCAGACACTCCACGGGATATCCTGCCACTTGATGTCGTAGATTGCAAGGTACGGTTTAGCATCTCGGAACGGATGAGTCGTTACAGGAACAGCGTGGTTCAGAATGGCTTCCACAGACGGCATGACTTCCGAGTAGGGTGCAGTCGACTCAAAAAAGTGAGCCTCGTTAGACTCTAGGATTGGGTGCTTATCAAGAGGAGCAATGAGATCCAAGGGACGCTTCTTGACCCAGTAGCCACGCAATGCAATGACGTCTCCCGTATTGGGAACAACCTCTTCTGATACCTCATACCGCCCACCCGCATGCAGAGTTCCACGTGTCTTCACGAAATCAGGGACCGCGCGGAGAGGCAACTTCCCCTCATTGTCCACAAACTCTTGCGGAGTGGGAAACATGGCAGGCGTTCCATCGGCAAAGGAATACGGACGGGGCAATCCAGCCAACATACGGTCGTAAAAACGAGGCTGGCGGGCGGCGTATATCGGCAGGTAGTCCGTGCCCCAATTCAAGGTCTTGCGCGATACGGTTGATGTGTACACGGGAAGAATCCAGGGCAAGTAGGATTCGTAGATACGCTCTCCGCGAACGTCATATGCAGTTTCCGTACCTACAATGACCTTGTTGTAGAGGTCGCGCATCCTGTCGGCTTCCCTCTCCAGATGGAAGAGTTGGTGGCGACTGACTTTCCCGACCGGCAGGTTCTTCTCAAAGTAGTCGGTGATCTGTTCGTCTAGAGTGTAAAACCGCAGAGTCTCAGCTCGTTCCACAACTTCGTCGAATGTGAATGTTTCGAAAACCTGAATGTCCGTTGCGGGATCGAATTCAAAGATCTCTGCCATCTTATTTATCTCAACGAGAGAGTTGTGTGGTCAGCGTGTCGCACCAACCTGTGATGACAGCAACAGCATCTGCGACGACTGACTCAGGCGACTCGGTGGTCACGAACTTCACGGTCATTTGGGCGACCAGGGGATGAATGGGGTCGTAGAAGACCCGCGACGTCTTCTTGCGGTCATCAATGACTCGCTGAATGAGGGGACCAATCGTATACTTCTCGGTTGCTGATGTGAGAGACGCCATCGTTCCCTCACGGGCAATCGGAAGGGCACCCCACTCTTCAATCTTGCCCTTCAGGAGAACTATCGCCTGACGCAGCATCTCCTTCGGAGGAATGACGCCCCATGATGCAAGGATGAAGTCGTACCAGAAGGGCTGGTCGTTCTCGTCCTTAGGGTAGGAACGCTGGATATGGAAGTTGTCAAACTCGCGCCCCCGGAACTCCTTCTCGGGCTCTGGAACATCCTTCAGAAACTCAATCTTATCCGCCTTGGCAATCTCGGGGTCGATGTGGTACCCATAGGAGACTGTACTGACCTGCGATGTATCCATGCTGTCAATCCCGAGACGGGCAGTCAGATGCAACGCCTCCCCAGGATTCAGGTACACAAACAACAGGTCGTTCCCATCTTCGTCCTTCAACAGAATGTCCTTGCGGTCTCCGAATACGCTGAAGTGTTTGGTGGTAATCGTCTGCGTCGTATCCATAGCCGGAATACGCAGCTCCAGCTTGGCTTCCGAGATGATACGGGACTCATTGGGTCGCACGTTAATCGGAAGCATCTCGACACGATGACGCAACATCTCGTGAGGGAGCTGTGATGTATTCTCAAATACCTGAACATCCTTGATGACCACCGTATCAAGGTTCGACAGGAGAATGCGTCGTAACGCATTCGCGAAGGATACCGGAACTCCCTTGAGTTCAAACTCAATCTCGTCCTTGCTAGGGGAGCGAATGTTAAGAAGTTCTGCCATCTGTGTGCTACTCATACCTTCGTTGTATTTGCGTCCGTTTTTTGGCGTGAACCAGCAACGAATGAGTCAACCCCAACTGTTCTACAGCAATCGCTGTTCTCATTCCCGGCAGATTCTGCAGACCTTGCAGGTGATGAACAAGAGCGAGCTTGTGAATGCGATTAACATTGATACCATACCTCGCCACCAGTTGCCGGCTTTTCTGAAGAGTGTGCCTACGTTGTACGCTCCGGATACGAAGGAGACCTACATCGGCAAGGATATATACTCGTATATCGCCAAGCCTGTGACTGCCCGCCGCGAGCTCCCAACGGGGGCTGGGGGTGCAAAGGTGTCTACGCAGGGTGCGCCTCAATCAGCAGATCCTGGTGCATGGGGCTTTGGAAACGGTGCTCTGACCGAGAGTTATTCCATGTGGGACACGCCGACCCAATTCTCGCATACGGACCAGCTGAATTATACGTACCTCTCATCGGCTCCCGAGGGAATGGCGTCGGCCGGTGGTGATACGACGCCCCAGAACATCCAGCAGAGGGGTGAGGCAAAGTCTGATATGCAACTGAAGATGGAGCAGATGCAAAAGATGCGTGAGAAGGAGTTTACGGCGGTCTCTCGCAAGTAAAGCAATGGTATCTCATCGACAAATCAAGGGATACCTCCAGTGCAGACGGTGTGCGATAAAGAGTTTACACCAGTCTCTCCCCAATAATATCAATGGCATCTCGCGTGCAGGTATTTCAAGGCTTCTTCAACCAGTTCTACGCCTTCATTGGTGAGCTGCAGAACATGTTCCCCGAAGATCCCGACTTCAAGGTCTTTGACACCGCCCTACGTTTGATACAAAAGACAAACCCCTCTTTGGCACTGAAGTACTACAAGACGAACGTATTGGACACTGCCTTCAGTAGCAAGATTGCAGAGAAGGACGAGAAGTTCTTCACAGAATACGAGTACTCAGAGTTCCATGAAGAGGTGGGCGGTGCCGATGTCATTGGAAAACTAAAGCAGTACTGGAATGTGTTGTCTCCTGCTAGTCAAGCTATGGTGTGGGAGTATATAACGTCTTTGGATCAGATTGCGCGCTATTTGGTTCAGTCGGGCTGAGCGACATTGCTACGACCGACGACATCATCGTAGAGAACCGATGGTCATCCAACTGTGACACGCGGGTGCGGATGCCCCGGTGCGTATACTCCTGTTCCTGGAGATCAGCTACAATCAGGCTGTCTCCAAGAATAGAACTCAGGGTCTGAATATACAGATCCGTCGTTTCGTTGATCTTGAAGAAGGTGAAACTAGGATTCACCTTGTAGCGAATTTGCGTCAAGACTGTTTCCAAGTCAATTCCACCCGGGTCTCCTTTCGGATACCTATCGGATACCCAGGGCTCGTGCCAGAATCTTCCGTGAGGCGGTGCATCTGCTAGATGGACAATCAGCTTGGTGTACCCCTCCTTCCAGTCCAGATTTAGAAGCTCGAACAGACCACCTGCTACATCCTCGGCGGAATCATCTCCGCCCCATGCCTTGATACTGCGCAACGTATTGCGGAGTGTGAAGGGGTGTTCATTGAACGGAACGACGATACAGTGCATCCGTACATCGTTTTCGTAATCATTGTATGCCACGAGGGCAGTTTCAAAGAGAACATCCTGACCAAACTTGGTACGGGTGTTATCAATGATTTTATAGACCTCATCCTTGCAGGTGTCGATCCAGTTCTGCATAGACGCAGTCGTGTCGAGAAGAAATGCGAGTTGTACCTTTGCCATCTTATGTGGTCCTTCATACCGGCGCAGGAACGGTTCCATTTTCGAAACCGTACAAGTCCTTGGACGTCAGGGTACGAAGCTCTTCCATCGCCAACGCAGGTTCCTCAAAGTTCCGGAACAGAATCTGATTGGCTTCGGCGGGAGACCATTTGCCATCCATCGTCTCATCGTCCCACAATGCGTGTCCGTCAAAGGTCTGGTCGTAGAAGTTATGAACGAGATCGCGCAAGACAGTCCGATTACACTTGCGAAAGTGTACAATCATATCAATACGTCCGGGGCGGATCAGAGCACGGTCAATGCGTTCCGGAAAGTTGGATGTGATAGCCAGAATACGTCCACAGGATTCCAGGGTTCCATCCAGAAGATTCAGCAGGAACGACAGGTCAATGATATCTTTCTGCTCTTCCAGTTCGCGATCCATCCAGGGGTCTGAACCAGGTTCCTTGGGCTTCAGAGGCTCCGGCTTCTTCCATTCCCGACGCAGAACCGTGTCTCCCATCGCATCGATGTCTTCAATGACGTAGAGCCGCTCATGGATCGGAATCGTGAACCTCTCGGGTGCCTTCGTAGACCCATCGGACACATGGATCTCTTCGTTGAAAAAAAGATGCTGCAACTGTGCCTTGGTCTTGATTTCCGCCAGATGGATGTTGATGATATGACGCCGACCTTCGTTTGCAATTGCCTTTACCGTAGATGTCTTGCCGCACCCCGGGTCTCCATGCAGCAGAAAGCCAAGCGTATACGGAATCCCCTTCTTATCGTACCACTCCCGGTCCTTCAAGAAGAACTGCACGCGGTTCTTGACATGCTCCCGCTGTTCAAAGAAGACGTTCTCAAAGGTCCGTGTGGTTTGAAAGAGGGACTTGGTGTACACGAGATGGGATGTCGGTAACGGGTTCTGCGTATTCCGCTTGTTCTTGGTTGCCACAACTTGGTCAAAGTAGTACAGCTGGGACCCCAGCTTGTTATGCATACGGCGCTCGTAGTCAACGTTGCAGGTGTCCACGAATGCCTGTAGGTGTTGGACATCATGGTCATAGCAAACAAGCTTGAACTTGATGCTATCCAGTGCTCCCTCCGTATGGTGCAAATCCTTGAGCTGAAAATAGATATCGGGACCTAAGCAGACCTGATCAAACTCAAAGGGCAGGTAGTCGTGCTGGGGGATACTCAGGAGGGTCTTCATGGCGGGAAGGGTGGTGACATAGTGAACAACCGCATCCATGCGGGTTGAGAAGGCATGTGTCTGTTTGGAATTGGTCGCAAAGGTGCGCTCACACTCAATGCTAGCTCTGGCGAATGATGGATTCTTAATGGTTTCCGACCGGCGACGACGGCAGTACTGAAAGAGCCATGGAATCCATGCATAGGCCGCCTTCATGAAGTGGTCGTAGGCTCCCAACGCCATGATGTTCTTGACGGGTCCCCATCCCCCGTTTGCGGCTGCCATACTGAGCGCAAATACCATCTGGTTGCGTACGAAGTCCTGAGTCTGCATGATTGTATCAAGAGTCCTCCACTTAAGCCTTCATAAGTTTGTCAAGCGTCGGCACATTTCCATGAACTGGCTTGGATCGCTTCAATCGGAGCTCATTCGACGCCTTCTCCACGACATCATGGGAGAGCTGGACGAACTTCTTGACATCCCGCGTGGGTGCCTGAATGTTCATCGTCGGATAGTGCAACCGAATCGGAGGCAGGTCAATCCGTACCTGCGAATCAGCTGTCGTCAAGTACTCGCGATACTGCGCTATATCCAGCGGTCCTCCAAACATACGAAGCATTGCTCGTGGAGGCGCCGGAACGATCTCCGCACCCCGGAGAAGAGGGCGATACAAGTCCTCCAGGAGAGCATGTCGGTTCCATCGGGTGGAATCTGACAACCGAGGCATATTATACAGATCTATCAGGGCACACTCGGGGGAACAATAGTGCCCCTCCACGGTGAACATCTTATCGTAGGTGTCATAGCTGATGGGCAAATGACAGGCTGTCCAGTTGAATGTGTGACAGCAGTGAAAACACGCCGTACCAGCCCCATACGACAGACTCTTGGTCTTCTCTAGAATCGCCATCATGGTCTCCTTGGAGAACCGTTCTAGGAGCGTAGAGCCCTCCACAGTCTCTAAGAGTTCAGAGTAAGTCGGAGGGTTATCCACAGTGGACTCAATGTCCTTGGTTTCCTGAGGAACCCTCAGGAAGAAAACGATAGGTGCTGGTTCGGGCATGGGTTTACATGTCCATAGAGAGCCGTCTCAAAATGGAAGTCTACTTTTGCAGGGATGGACCAGCATCAGACACCATGGCCGATCTAAGCAGCGTTTACCGCAAGCACACGCATCGCGAGCACATTCTGGAGTTGCCGGATACCTACATTGGGAGCATCGAGACACACCCGCAGGAGGTGTATGTCGTCGAGGGAGAGTCGTTTGTGCCTCACGAGGCGCAGATCAATCCCGGTTTCTACAAGTTGGTGGACGAGCTCCTCGTGAATGCGCACGACCAAGTCATCCGTCTGCGTCAGAAGAAGTCTGACTCCCTCGTCAAATCCATTGACGTCTCCTTCAAAGATGGGGTCTTCACGATCCGTAATGATGGCGAGGGTATCGATGTGGAGGAACATCCGGAGCACAAGGTGTACATCCCCGAGCTGATCTTCAGTCAGCTCCTGACATCCACAAACTACGACAAATCAGAAAAGAAGATGGTAGGCGGAAAGAACGGGTATGGTGTCAAGCTGGTCAACATCTTCGCGAAGGAGATGACGATTACGATTGTGGACGGCAAGCGCCAACGCAAGTACGTCCAGACCTTCCGAAACAACATGAGTGTCATCGAGAAGCCGAAGATTACGCCTTACAAACTGAAGCCCTTTGTGGAGGTTGCGTGGACGCCCGACTTGAGCCGATTCAAGTGGACGGAGGTACCTGAGAGTGTGCTCAAGCTGATTGAGCGGCGTGTGTATGACCTGGCGATGACGGTCGGGAAGGAGGTCAAGGTCAAGTGGAACGAGAAGGCGGTGGCGAGCCGTGATTTGAAGACGTACGCGTCAATGTACCTGGCGGAGAATGCGACGGTGGTTGTGGATGCCCCGCAGGCGCACTGGAATGTGGTGGTCTCCAGCAGCCCCACTGACAAGCTGTTTACAGTGTCCTTCGTCAACGGCATCTGGACGCAGAGCGGAAAGCATGTGGATGGGTTGGTGAATCAGATTACGTCACATCTGGTGGAGTATCTGGAGACGAAGAAGAAGACCAAGGTACGCCCTGGTCTGGTGAAGGATCACCTAGCGGTATTCGTGGAGTGTCTGGTCGAGAACCCATCGTTCTCATCGCAGACCAAGGAGGTTCTCACCAGCGCTGCACCCTGCAAACTGTCCGATGAGTTCCTGAAGAAGATTGCTACAAAGCTCCCTATCGTGGAGCGCATTCTGGAGGCGCAGACGGCGAAGGATGCAAAGGATAACACAAAGACGGATGGAAAGAAGCAGAGCCGGATTACAGGGATTCCAAAGCTGGATGATGCGATGCATGCGGGTACGAGTCGCAGCTCAGAGTGTACGCTGATTCTGACGGAGGGAGATTCAGCAAAGGCGATGGCGTTGAGTGGGCTCAGTCAGGAGCAGCGGAAGTTGTTCGGTGTCTATCCTCTGCGTGGTAAGCTGCTGAACGTGAAGGACACGGCAGATGCTCGCGTGGAGCAGACGAAGGAGATTGCAGAACTGAAGAAGATTATGGGGCTGGCGAGCGGCAAGAAGTATGAGTCCACGACCTCTCTGCGGTACGGCTCTATCATGATTATGACCGACCAGGATTACGATGGGTCCCACATCCGCGGTCTCCTCATCAACCTGTTCCACGAGCTCTGGCATGAGCTCATCAAGATCCCGGGGTTCCTGACGTATATGGCGACTCCCATCGTGAAGGCGACGCGTGGGAAGGAGGTGAAGTCGTTCTACAACACCAACGAGTACGAGAAGTGGCGGCAGGCGAACACGAAGGGGTGGAAGGTCAAGTATTACAAGGGATTAGGTACGTCCACTCGCGATGAGGCGAAGGAGTACTTTCAGCGGCTGGACAAGATCCAGTTCACGTACAGCGAGGCGTCGGATACCAGCATTGAGCTCGCATTCAACAAGTCAAAGGCAAATGATCGGAAGGATTGGCTGAAGACATACAACCAGGACGCACTGATTCCTGCGGGGTCTCAGCTGCTCTATGAGGATTTCGTGCACAAGGATCTCATCCACTTCTCGCACTACAATCTCGAGCGCAGTATCCCGTCTGTCATGGACGGCCTCAAGACATCGCAGCGGAAGATTCTGTACTCTGCCTTCAAGCGCAATCTCACCTCCGAGATTCGCGTCGCGCAGTTTGCAGGATACGTCAGTGAACACTCCGGATACCATCACGGAGAGGCATCGCTGAATGATGCCATCGTAGGAATGGCACAGGACTTTGTGGGTGCCAACAACATCCCCTGGTTCGTCCCGCAGGGACAGTTTGGTACGCGTCTGCAGGGCGGTAAGGATGCGGCATCCCCGAGGTATATCCACACGTACCTCCAGCCGTACGTGAAGTCTCTGGTCTCGCCGGATGATGCGGGTATCTTGAAGTACCGCGATGATGATGGGATTCTGGTGGAGCCTGAGTGGTATGCTCCCGTCCTTCCGATGTTACTGGTGAATGGTGCCCGCGGTATCGGCACTGGGTACTCGACCTTCGTGCCTCCCTGTAATCCGGCTGTACTTGAGGCTGCATTGCGGGCGTGGTTAGGCGGGGATAAGGCGGCACTGCGGAATGCGCCTCTGCGCCCCTGGGTGAATGGGTACGCAGGCGAGATTGATGCCGATGGGACGGTACATGGTAAGTACAAGATGGAGAAGGCGGATGCTCTCATCTCAGAGTTGCCTGTGGGTACCTGGACGTGCGACTTCCGTGAGACGCTGGAGAAGTGGATCACGGATGGGACTATCAAGGATTTCACGGATACCTCTACGGACCAGATTGTGAACATTCGGGTGAAGGGTGTGAAGGAGGAGATTATCAAGAAGGCGCTGACGGACAAACTGAAGACCACGAACATGCACGCCTTTGATGCGAAGGGGTGTATCAAGAAGTACGACACGCTGCAGGATATCCTCATTGAGTACGCCGACGTCCGGTTGGACATGTACGAGAAGCGACGGTTGGCTATGATTGCCGAGCTGGAGACTCGACTGCCGTACCACAATGGTATCTGCTACTTTATCATGCTCCAACTGGATGAGTCTATCAATCTGCGTGGTTTGACGGAGGAGGAGTGCAATGTGGTTCTCGAGAATGCAAGTGTGGGGCGGTTTGAGGAGTCCTACGACTATCTGTTGCGGCTGCCGTTCCGTACTCTGACCAAGGAGTCAATCAAGAAGCACAAGTCGATGTTGGCAGAGATCAATCAGAAGATTCAAGGTCTGAATGAGTCATCTGCTGCGTCACTCTGGATTGCAGATTTAGATGATATGAAGAGTAAGAGGGTATGAGCGATTACCACAAACTCTTAGCTACAGAAGATGCCGGTGCACGCGAGGGATACGATTTTGACCCACGTGTTGCGTACCATACACAGTCCACCGTTTTGCGTGAACACATGCAAACGGTTGAGAAGCAAGTTGGACGGGAACTAGATGACCCCCAACGATACTCAGGTATTCCCGAGGGGTCTCATACGGACTCCAATATGCTACAGACAAGCCCTAAGATGGTTTCGTCAAAGAAATACGTTATCATAGACGCGTCTCAGCGTGATTGGACGCGATACCCGAATGCGTACTCCAATCTAACCTTCGTATTCGGTGGGAAGGGAGATACTCGGAGACAGATAGCAGTGTATACCAACAATCCGACGTACCCGACCTTTGCATTGCCTCCGACGAACAATCCAGCATTCTTTCCAACACCAGGTGCTTCCAATACGCGTGGGTTTTCCTATGTTGACTCCAACACGGGCGCGCAATTTGAACTAAGTGCGTATGACCCAAGCTCTCCGGACGGGAACTTTATCGGGTACGATACTCCCCCAGAGGCCCTATCATCGGGTGACTACTTCGGAACCCCCGACATTATGTCAAACGTTGCATCCATTCGGTTAGCGCGAGCTATCATGCCCCAGACACAGATGTATTCATACCCTACTGACCCACTGTTTACATCAAGTGCATCTGGCGCAAAAACCACTACAGCATCAACCCCGTACAATACATTCGGAACCTATCCCTATCTACTGTTCTATTTGAACGAGTTTCGTGGACAGTATTACGCTCCTACAGAGGCCGGCCAGAAGGCATTTGCAGTCTTAACGCAGTGTAACCGAATGCAGATTGATTTCTCTCTGACGAACGGTCCTCAATACTTTGACTACACTCCGTGGAACAGTGAGGCACTTGAGTTTCAGAGCCCAATTGCATCGTTGCAGAAACTTGTAATGTCCGTCACAGATCCACAGGGCAATGCATTTGGACAAAGTCAGCTGGACAATATGTCAATTGATAGCATTCGGCTCGCAACGACGATAGATGCAAACGGCGTTGCCGTCCCCAGTCGAGCTACTTTACTATGCGTAACACCTGCCTACCAAACGTATAACAAATCACAGCTTCGGGTTGGAGACCGCGTAACGTTCTACACGCCGATTCTAAAGGCCCTCGAGAAGTCACCTGCGATTGTAGACAACCTAGACAAGCGTGCGTTTATCTCATCTCTCATCGATCAATCGTTCCCAGTTCTAGATGTTGGAGTGTATAGTCTTGACCCAACCACGAATACGTACTATCAGACGATTGCCCCCGTAACTCCAACCGACTCGCGAATCGACTACTTCAACGTCTTCTTTATCCCCAATTTCACAACGGCGCAAGCGAATGGATCATTAGTAGACCTATATCCCGACGCCGTTGACGACGCTCAATACTCAATCCTTGACATAGCTGGAATTTTGGGTCCCGGTTCATTCCTACCGTTCCTAAATGTCACACAACAGCCAGTCTATACGTTCGAGATGATTGTCCGAACACCCGATACATCTGCTATCGGAGGCACTGTTGTAAACTAAATCTGGGTTGAAAGCAAATGGCGTCTTACAGTGACTTTTTTACCCAAACGGCCATCCCCGATGCCCCGAAGAACAATGGTCGAGTTCCTGATATCGCAAAGGCTGCAGGCGATCAGGTTGCATACGGTGCATACCGTATCTCGGGGGACAACGTTCGCAAGGTGGATCTGCCGCAGACCCAGATGTCTGAGACGATTCACTATCGGCAGGCTGCATCCCCCCTGAACACCGTGTTCTTCAGTGTAACCAACATTGAGACGGTTCATAAGCTTGTGCATGATTCCGTTCTGGCAAAGAGCGGAGGAACGGCGGTCATTGATCGGCAGAGTGATGACGATATGTTCCTGATTATGCGCAGCTATTACCTGCAGTATGCACGCAACGATCCTGCGAATGTCGCGGCCGAGCTCGAGCAACTCAACACACGTGTGGTTGAATTTGCAGCCGACCGGATCCTGACGAATATTGCGGCCTACAAGCAGTACCGTGCGGACCAAGAGAACTTCCCCATTCCCCTGCGTGCTCCCGTCAATGTGAATACGTATGGAACGCGTACTGGCGAGCTAAAGAGTTTCTTCTGAGACCATAATGTTCAGGTTTCAAGACCGCGTCTTTTTGAAACACGCTGACATATGGTATGTATGGGAATCGCACTGGGACTCATTTCGTCCGATTGATGCCTTTGCATGGAATGGGACGAAGTATGTTGTTCTCGACTATTCGTTCACGCAAGACCCCTTCTCGGAGCTGTTTGGGTATGGTACTCCCGAACAGCTGAAACTCTGCAGAGATCTGACAGATAAACACCTAGACAAACTGGAGAGTGCACCGGTTGTTCGGTCGGCTATCATCGGAGAGCCGGTATGGGCTCGTGATCGGTGGGCTGTTATGGCCCCGTCTGCCGTCGGAACCTGGCGTAAACACATTGCTGCAACAGGATCCAGGGCACACACGTGTAAAAAACAGCCACGCGGTAAGAAGGTTACGAAACGCGTGCTGATATCGGATAAGAGATGCGCGTCAACCTCATCGTGAATGGAAGTCCAGGCATTATGCATGACGCCAGGCTGATGCACGGTATTTTAGCGCACGTCGTAGGAGAAGAAACACTTCAGCTCCGACGTGTTCCCCATGTATATCCTCAGTGTGAGGAAGCAGAACTCAATGTGTTCTTTGATGTGCTGAACCCATCCCTGTTTTCCTACGCCCGTCGCAACATCTGGGTTCCTAATCCGGAGTGGACCTTCAAGACCTGGAAACCGTATGCCAAGCAAATAGACGAGATCTGGGTGAAGACGCACGAGGCCGAAGAGCTATTCAAGGACTGGGGGTGCCCTGTCCGCTACATCGGATGGACGAGCATTGACAAGGTGGAACCGGAGAAAAAGAACTACGGGAAGGCGGTGGTACCTATCGGAAAGAACGTGTGGCGCAATCCCCGTCCGATCCTGCAAGCCTACCTTCGGATTCACGAGGAGAACGAAATGGTCTACACTCGGCTCCCCGAATTGCACCTCGTCTACAATCCTGCCCTGGTTGGAGACTACGCAGTTCCTGAGGAAATCGCAAAGAAGATCAAGATCTACAACCGGGTTCTGACGGATGCAGAATACGACCAACTTCTGCAGGAGTGTGGCCTTCTTATTCTGACGTCAGTTGCTGAGGGCTTTTGCCATGCGGTCAACGAGGGGATGTCGACGGGATGCAACTTGATCCTGTCGGATATCAAGGCATTCCGTGAGTTGACCAATGATGCTCAGTTTGTGGAGCCTTCCAAGACGATTCCTCATCCGGAGTGCTTAGGTGATCTGGTGGACGTCTCCGTAGAGTCTCTCGTCAATGAGCTCCGGGTGTATACCGAGAGGTCGTTGAAGAGCAAGAAGTCGGTGTCCAAGCTGATGCGCCAACAGTACGAGAATCGGCACCAAGCCTGGATCTTCGAGATGGAGTCCATGAAGGAGAACATTCACATCCCAGAATACTCCTTGAAGGATATGTTGCCTCCCGAATCAGACCTTCCGCACATTTCGATCCTGACCATCACTCGCGATAGGCGTATCTTCTTCCAGCTGGCAAAGTACTCCTTCCTGTGTCAGACGTACCCGGCAGATAAAATTGAATGGGTGATTGTGGACGACGGCAAGGATGCCATCAAGGACCTGGTGACCGATTTGCCGTACGTCAAGTACCGGTTAGTAGACGATCCGATGACCATTGGAGCCAAGCGTAATCTTGCAGCCGAGATTGCGTCTCACGATATCCTGGTGCATATGGACGACGACGATATCTACCCCAACAACAGTGTGCTGACACGCGTTGCGATGCTGCTGATGGAACCCAAGAGGAAGTGTGTCTTCTCAACGACCATTCCCTGCTATTCCATCATGGAGCACAAGTCGTTCATGAATGTACCTCCCATGACATTATCGTGGTCGGAGCGGGTATCGGAAGCAACGATGGCGTATACCAAAGACTTCTGGCGTGAGCGTCCCTTTTCGGACGTCAAAGTAGCGGAAGCAGACGCGTTTCTGCGCAGTCGCGAAGAAGCGTGTCGGGAGTTGTCTCCCCAGGACATAATTGTCAGCCTATGTCATCCCCGTCAGAGCACTTCACGTAAAGCCCCGGAGATGAAGGAACCGAATGGATGCCATTACGGATTTTCAGAGGAGTTATTCACCGTTATCGAAGAGATACGAATTGAGTTAGAACCACGAGCCAGCGCCAGTCTTGCCCCGGCGACGACGACCAGCGGTCTTCTTCTTCGTACCACGACGACGACCGGCTAACTTTCCCTTCACAGTCTTGCGGCGGCGGGCACCCACAGGCTTCTCCTCAGACTCCTCATCAGCGCCCCCACGCCCGCGACGACCACCAGGACCCACTGCGGCAGGGCTTAATATCACAGCACCACCAGCCAGGGGGTAGGCGGCGTGGGCCACACTAAGACCACCACCACGACGACGACGAGCACCATCAGTTGTAGGAGGAACACTCATAGAATCTGCCATACTAGTTATGTTCACTGTCTGGAAAATTTACGCAGAACAGGTGAGACAGTCCTCCTTTGGCGGCTCGACTGTGAACTTTTGGGCTGAGGAGGCAGCCTTGGTACGCAAATAATAACACCCAGTCTTCAAGCCCTCGCGCCATGCATAGAAATGCATGCTCGAAAGCTTTGAATAGGTCGGATCCGCTACAAAGAGGTTCAAACTCTGGCTCTGGCAAATGAAGGGTGCACGGTCCCGAGCCATCTGGATGATGGTGCGCATTGGGATATCCCAGGCGGTCTTGTAGATCTCCTTCAGGGTTGCAGGAATGACATCAATAGACTGGATGCTCCCGTTGTTTGCCATAATCTCCGTCCGGACATCCGTCGTCCACAGTCCGAGTCCCATAAGGTCGTCCACCAGATACTTGTTGACAACCATAAACTCGCCTGCCAGTACACGACGGGAATACAGGTTTGTTGTGAAGGGCTCAAAGCACTCATTGTTCCCCAGAATCTGAGACGTGGATGCAGTCGGCATCGGCGCAATCATCAGCGAATTGCGGCAACCGAACTTGCGCACGTTTTCCTTGATGAGTGTCCAGTTCAAGTAGGGTGTGCATCGGGGTGGGTCATTCCACATATCGTACTGCAGGGTATTGCGTGAGGCTGGAGAGCCCAAGAAGGTCGGGTACTCTCCCAAGGCAACCGCCGATTCAACATTCGTCTCCAATGCCGCAAAGTAGATGTTCTCAAAGATCTCGCGATTGAGATTCCGTGCCTCCTCTGATTGCCAGGGGTACTTGAGCATGGCAAAGACATCTGCGAGTCCCTGCACACCAATTCCGATCGGTCGGTGGCGCTTATTGGACCTCTCGCATTCCGGAGTGGGATAGAAGTTCTGATCAATGACCTGGTCTAGGTTGCGTGCAAGAATCTTGGTGTAATGACGCAACTTCTCGAAGTCAAAGTAGCGCTTCTCGTAGAGGGGATGGTACCCCACAAACTTCGGGAGAGACAGAGAGCCCAAGTTGCACACTGCGGTCTCATCGGGAGCCGTGTACTCCATGATTTCCGTGCATAGGTTGGAACTCTTGATGGTCCCCAAGTGCTTGTGGTTGGACTTGGAATTGACAGCATCCTTGTAGCAAAGATACGGCGTCCCTGTCTGAATCTGCGCGTCCAAGACCATCTGCCACAACTTCTGCGCAGGCATCTTCTTGGCTCCCAGACCAGCTGCTTCATACTTGGTGTACAACTCCTCAAACTCGGGACCCCAACAGTCTGCCAGACCTGGCGCTTCGCTGGGAGAGAACATCGTCCACTCTCCATTTGCTTCCACACGCTTCATGAAGAGGTCGGGAATCCACAGCCCATAGAAGAGATCACGTGCCCTCTCCTCCTCGGCACCCTGATTGAGCTTTAGACGCAGAAAGTCTTCGATGTCAGCGTGCCAGGGCTCCAAGTAGATCGCAAATGACCCATTCCGCTTTCCGCCTTGATTGACGTACCGCGCCGTATCATTGAAGACACGCAGCATCGGTACAATACCCGTCGACTTTCCTTTGGTTCCATTGATACGAGAGCCAGCCGACCGGACATTGTGAACATGCAGACCGATACCACCCGCCCACTTGGAGATTTGTGCACAGTCGCCCAGAGTCTTATAGATTCCCTGAATGGAGTCGTCGGACATCTGCAGGAGGAAACAGGATGACAGCTGGGGGCGGGGGGTCCCGGAGTTGAAGAGAGTCGGCGTCGCATGAATGAAGAACCCCTCAGACAGGGCATCGTACGTCTTCTTCACCTGCTTCAGGTCATCGCCCCATAACTGGATAGCCACACGCATCCACATGTACTGGGGACGCTCCACTACCTTTCCATTGACAGACAGCAGGTAGCCCCTCTCAAGCGTCTTGAACCCAAAGTAGTCAAACATGGAATCGCGCTCATGAGAAATCATCTCTTCAATACGGTGGTCACTTGCAATACGCAGGTGTTCGGACGTCACAACACCCGCTGCATGCAGGACAGTTGCACACTCCATCATAGACTTGGGGGTATTCTTGAGGTGGTTATCAATGACAATGCGGGCTGCTAGCTTACCATAATTGGGGTGAAACCTTGCCTGCATCATCGCACAGGTTTCTGCTGCAAACTCGTCAAGCTCAGATGTCTTCATTCCGTCCTTCAGTTGGGTACATACCTTTTGGGCTACAATGTCGGGATTGACGTGTTCAAGTCCTTCCGACAATGTACGGATGCGCTTCATGATCTTGTCAAACGACACCTCTTCTGACCTACCGTCGCGCTTGAGTACCGAGAGATGCATATCGTTATCATATAGCCGCTCCATACTCTTAAACGGGAAACGGTTACGCTATGTCCTTGATATGAATATGCCGGCTGTTGCCACCACAATCAGCTTACCGTCCGGACCAGAGAGTATGTCGGTGAACTCATTAGGCATCCTCAAGTAGTCAGAAGCACCACCCACCGAAAACCCTGCTCGGGCTATTGGCGCTCTATTGGTCATTTGTCAACCCACGATAAAGGTTTACAACGAACCCATTATAGGCTTCGCCTTTGAACAGGCTCCGCACGACTTCTTTACGGGAGCGATTACTCCAATCGATTGGGTAAAGTAGAAGACAAGTGCCGCCACTATAACGACACCAAGAATCACGAATATCATGCTCATTTGTATCCTTTACAGACAGTTTGCGTTGTAATAGGAACGATGGGCATCCCATACTTTGTTGCATCCATCGCACGTTCCCGGCGTGGACTCATTCAACCCGTACGCGGGCACCTGAACCCCGATGTTCTCTTGATTGACCTGAACTGTTTTCTGCATCGCTACCTGGATGATACGCAGCCATACGTCAGCATTCAGAACGCAATCCAGGACTTGATGAAGCTTGTCCGTGCGAAAACAGTGGTAGCCTGTTTGGACGGAATGGCTCCGTACGCAAAGCAAGTGCAACAGAGGTATCGGCGCATGCGCAAGGGGGAGGCTCGGGTGTTTGACCGCAACCAGATGTCCCCTGAGACACCTTGGATGCGAGGACTCTTGGAGATACTGCCCAAAGAGTGGATTGTGTCGGGGACGGACGAGCCTGGTGAGGGAGAACACAAGATCTTCAAGTGGCTGCGTGCAAATCCATGTGATACGGCGATGATTTACGGTCTGGATGCCGACTTGGTACTCTTAGCACTAACTGGCAAGGACCTATGCAAGAAGATCCTGTTGTTGCGCGAGAAGAACGAGTTTCAGAATATCCTCGACAAGTCGGCTGAATGGGGAACACTGGATATCCATGAACTCGCGAAAGGACTCCCGGTATCCGTTGACCAATTTGTAGAGACGGCTGTTATGTGCTGGGGAAACGACTTCTTGCCTCCTTTAGCCATGTTCAGTCTACGGGAGGAAGGATACGCACGTGCGTTGAAGTACGGGGGTCCATGCAAGGAAGCAGCCGACGCAGAGTCATCCTTCCTCATCAAGCGAGTCATGCAACGGAACCGAGCCGAAGAGATGCCGATACTCGGGAACCTGGAAGATGGAATGGCGATCCAGTTGTTTGACGGGGTTCGTGACTGGAGACCCGTTGTGCATGCGTACTGGAAGACGGTCCATTGGACGCTTCACTATTTCAAGACAAATGAGGTTCTGGATTGGACATGGGTCTATCCGTATCCAGAACTACCGTTGATATCGACGATTATGAAATTCCCTCGTCCAACCAAGTTTCGGTGGGTGGAAGGAATCCCGTTTCATGTTGGGAATCAGTTGCAGTTCATTCTTCCTGCAGCATCGTTGCGAACAGCCAAGCGTCGTGTCAAGTTTGCAGATGAGATCTATGAAGAGGAGAGCCCCGAAATGAGGATCCCGTGGATGCGTCGGCATGCGTGGGAGGCTAAGCCTCGTATCTCTCTTCCATGGAACCCCGTTATCGGCGAAACCGAAGTCGTCCCCCTGAAAATGACACCGCACCCGGGGGGCGCCGTCCCATCTGTAGAGACGGTTCAATCCTAGCCTCTGCAGACGGAAGCGGTGATACAGAGATACCTGAAATTTCTAGAGGGGGAGCATTGCGAATGTTCCAGTACTGCGATTCAATGCGGAACAGTTCCCCAACCTTCCGGAGAGCTGAAATACCACTCATATCTCGCATCGATGTCCAGTGGCGCTGAATGTGCTTCAAGTAAGATGTCCGGTAATCCGACGACGACCGAGCTGCGACATTTGTCGTATACAACGCTTCACACTCTTCTATGGTATGGTAAATCGGTTTGTCAACACGACGATTTACGGTATTATGAGCCCGATATGTGAACACCAAGAACTCCTTGCGAGAGTCCAGGTAATGGGGGTAAATAGACCTGTATTGTTGAAGCATTCCCGCAAAATGCCCTTGACACGATGGGCAGGTTATGGTGTCCCGAAAGAGATCCAACCACTGACCGACCAGCTGCTTCTCGGACTCAGACGGTATCTCCGGGTAATTGTGTGCAACCGAATGCAGAGTCATCCATCCTAGTGGACCCCAAATAGACGTCATACTTACATACTCATATGGAAATCATCCCAGCCTCCGCACCGCCCTCAACCATGGCGCGCAACACATTCGGAGGAGTCTTGGGATTGTGTGAGATTCCTGCCTTCTGCAGCCGCTCCCTCAATTGAGGCTCGGACATACGTCCTACCTTATGGCGAATCGTGCGACGGCGACTCTCAATCCCCCTTTCCGTTAGAACGCGAACCGTATGCTTTCGGATTCCCTTGCGAAACGGAGGTGCCTTGGCGGGATCACGGACGGGCTTGATCTTCGCAGTCTTCTTCAGGATACCTGCAGGATACGTCTTGGTACGAAGTGTTGTGTCTCGCCTTGCTCGGGGGCGCCCAGGATTCCGACGTGCCCTCGGGGGTGCAGGTGTGATCCCAGCAGCGGCTGGAGGAGGAGGCGGTGGGGGTATGGGTCCAGCACCCTCCTTTGTAATGACGACTTTGGTGCTCATCTCTATTAAAACGGATCGAGATGATTTACGGCTAGGCAGCAGTATACGGATTACCATGGAGTGGGAAGCAGTACGTTCATACTTCCAATCGAATGGTGTTCAGCGGTTGGTAGAGCACCAGACTGAGAGCTTTGAGGATTTCTTGCGCAATAAGTTGCCATTGATCGTGCAATCGACACCGCCTATCACGGTGTATCATGAGCAGGATGAGACGACCAAGCAGTACAAATACCGGTTCGAACTGTCCTTTGAGAATGTCACATACATGAAGCCCCGCATAACGGAAGCGACTGGTCGCGTAAAGCCCATGCTTCCCATGGAGGCTCGCATCCGCAACTATACCTATGCCGCTCAGATGTACGCCGACCTGCGTCTGACCGTAAAGTACATCAATCAACCGTCCGAGACCCGCGTCTTTGAGGGAATCAGTCTCGGCAAGATTCCGGTCATGCTGGGTTCCTCGTTGTGTCTGCTGAAGGACTACCCTGTCTCCGTCGATAAGCTCGGCGAGTGCCCTTATGATCCCTTCGGATACTTCATCATTCATGGGTCGGAACGCACCATCCTCTGTCAGGAGAAGGTGGCAGACAACCGTATCATGGTGTTTGCGAACAAGAAGACCAAGACCCAGTACTCCTACACAGTGGAGATGAAGAGCCTCCACGAGAGCTTTACGACTCCCCCGAAGAAGCTGGAACTCCGTCTGTCCTCCAAGTTCAACGGCATTGGGTACCCTATCCTGATGTGCGTCCCCCGCTTCTCCGAGGACATCCCGTTGGCTGTCTTCTTCCGGGCGTTGGGTGTGACGCAGGATCGCCAGATGCTCCGTCTCATCCTGGGCGACGAAGCCAATCCTATGGGCGAACTCTTGGCTGCATCGTTCAAGGCAGCTGCCGATATCAACGTGTTTACCCGTGAGCAGGCAGTGACCTTCCTGACCAATCACCTGCAGTACACCACACAACAGGAGGATAAGGAGGCGTACGTCCGGTCCCTGCTGAATACCGAGTTTCTTCCTCACGTCCGGCTTGGTGGGGAGGTGATTCCGGTAGAGACGCTGGAGGCACGGAAGGCAATCATCATCGCATCCATGGCTCGTCGTCTGCTCCTGACAGCAAACGGCAAGATTGCGTTGGATGACCGTGATGCATACCCCAATAAGCGCGTGGTTACGACCGGTGCGCTCCTGACTCATCTGTTCCGCCAGTTGTTCCAGAAGGTCTGCAATGATACCCGCAATGAGTTTGTGCAGGAAATCAACCACGACCGCTGGAAGCGTGGTGAGTCGGGTCCCCGTCCGCTGGACGTCATCACCATCCACAACCTCTACAAGATCCTGAAGGTGGGCTCTATCGAGGGGAAGCTGAAGCAGGCGTTGGCGACCGGCAACTTTACGGTCCAAGGTCTGGGTACCTCAAGCTCTACCTCCTTGTCCAATGCAACCAAGACAGGTGTCTCGCAAGTTCTCGCTCGTCTGTCCTATCCGTCCACTATCAGCCATCTGCGTCGTATTCAGACTCCGGTGGAGAAGTCGGGGAAGCTTCTGGCGCCCCGTAAGTTGCACGGAACTTCCTGGGGGTTCGTGTGTCCGGTGGAGACTCCCGAGGGTCATTCTGTCGGTATCGTCAAGAGTCTATCCATGCTGACATCGGTCTCTCAACACTCGCCCTCTGGAATCATCACAAACTTCTTGAAGACGCAGGATGTAGAGTGGCTGACGGAGTGCCGAGTGTACGAAGGGACGCCCGTGTCTCTGAATGGAGTGACGGTGGTCTATACGCGGGACCCCGTGTCTCTGATGCATGTTCTGCGGGAAGCCAAGCGCACCAATCGCATCCATCCGCATACCAGCATTGCCTGGTCTCCTCTGCACTCCACCTTCAGCATTGAGACCGATGCAGGGCGTCTGGTACGTCCCGTGTTCCGTGTGGTGGACGGCGCGATTGCACCGCCTCCCGAAGATAAGAAGAACTGGAATGAGTGGCTGCGCTGTTCCATTGAGTACATTGATGCTGTCGAGACGGAAACCCTGCGGATTGCGCTGCGTCCCGATGATCTCAAGACGGCACGGTACACGCACTGTGAGATTCATCCCCACATGATTCTGGGACATATGGCTGCTACCATCCCTCTGTCAGATCACAATCAGTCACCACGAAACACCTATCAATCTGCGATGGGCAAACAGGCGATGGGTATCTTTGCGATGAACTTTGCGAAGCGCGTGGACAAGAACGCTTACATCCTGTGTTCTCCCGAGCGTCCGCTGGTTGAGACACAGATGATGAATATCCTGCGGATGCACGACATGCCCTTTGGGCGCAACGCCATTGTGGCTATCATGACGTACGGCGGGTACAATCAGGAGGACTCCATCATCATGAATAAGACCGCCGTAAACCGCGGTATGTTCCGGGGGCTGTACTACACGATGTACAAGGACGAGGAGCACCGCAATGTGACATCGGGTCGTGAAGAGAAGTTCATGCTGCCCCGCCGTGAGAATACCCGCAAGTACAAGACATCCTCGTATGCAGCTGTTCAGGAGAATGGGATGCCCAGTATGAATGCGATGATTCAGGAGGATGACGTGGTCATCGGCAAGGTCGTGAATCTCAAGCAGGATAGCGCTGGATACGCGTTCCGCGATGCATCCACGACCCACAAGAGTTCGGAGCCGTGCCGTGTGGATGGTGTGTGGACTGATAAGAACTCCGATGGGTATCCGTTTGTCAAGGTGCGGGTCGTCAGCGAGCGTGTTCCGCAGATGGGCGACAAGTTCTCATCCCGCCATGGGCAGAAGGGAACAGTTGGTATGCTGCTGAATGAGGAGGATATGCCGTTCACTCGGTGTGGATTGCGCCCCGATATCATCATGAACCCCCACGCAGTTCCGTCCCGTATGACGATTGCGCAGTTGATGGAGTGTATGTACGGCAAGATTAATGTTAATCGCGGGACTCTGGGCGACGGGACACCCTATACCCACCTGGGTATTGAAGAGCTGCGTCGTCAGATGCTGGAACTCGGTATGCATCCGTACGGCAATGAGATTCTGTACAACGGACAGACGGGTGAAATGATGACAGCTGAGATCTTCATGGGTCCTACGTTCTACCAGCGCCTCAAGCACATGGTGATTGACAAGAAGCATTCCCGTGCACGCGGTCCTATCGTGTCCCTGACTCGCCAGCCGTGTGAGGGACGGTCTCGCGATGGTGGGCTGCGTGTTGGAGAGATGGAGCGCGACTGCATGATCTCCCACGGCGCATCGGTGTTCACCAAGGAGCGTCTGATGGATGTCTCAGATCCCTTCCAGGTCGGAATCTGCAAGCGGTGTGGAACTCTGGCTACGTCCCAAGCATGTGGCATCTGCGGGAACCAGACAGCATTCACGGACAAGACCATTCCCTATGCGATGAAGTTGTGGATGCAGGAGTTGCAGAGTATGCACATCGTGCCGCGTATCGTGATGGAATGACTTTCAGATACACCCCCAGAATAGGCAATGAGTCTGTACCTTTATGTCCCCCACGAGCACCTCCGCAATGAAATGAAGAAGCATGCCGAGTCTCGTCGCAAGACAGACTCGGGGTTTGACCTTTTGTCTCCATGTGTTCGGCTTGATACCGATTTCCAGGGGCGTCCTGGATTGGGGCTGCGTCTTCCCACAGGAGCCCATCTCGCTGCCTTGGATGAGACTGGGAAACCTGTGCCGTACCTCATGCTTGCTCGGTCATCCATGAGTTTGACGCCGCTGCGGTTGTCCAACCAGATAGGCTTAGCAGATGCAGGCTATCGGGGGGAACTCATTGCAAGGGTGGATTACTTTGGCGTGGACGACCACTATTTTGTTGAGATGGGACGTCGGTTGTTCCAAGTGGTACAGCACAACTGGCTGCCGTGGAAGGAAATCATCTTCGTGGATTCATTAGACGACCTTCCCGATGCACCGGATGACCGGGGTGCAGGCGGATTTGGTTCGACTGGGAAGTAATGTTTAGACTACACAATGAAGGCTTGGGTAATTGAACTCATTGGTTCTATGATTTTCGTTGCAGCTTGGATCTGGACACATGCGAATCCCTATGTTGTGGGACTCACATATATCGGTATTAACCTTATAGGGGCACCGGTTTCGGGAGGACACTTCTCACCGTTGATAACGGGTTCGCAATGGGCCTTGGGCCAGATTGAGGGTGTAGAAGCGGCTCAGTACGTCCTTGCCCAGGTATCGGGAGCTGCCCTTGCGGTGGTAGCGTCCCCAATGCTGGACTTGACCGGAACGCCTCTTCACTAGTTGCACAATTGACATACACCTGACATCCAACCACGAGCGCCGTGCATCCGACGAGAATACCGATGAGCTCCATTGGCTATTTCCGGGCAGTTGTACGTAAGCGCCGCGCTCCCTTCCGTAAACGAGCCGTCTTCTTTCGACGGGCACCCTTCTCCGGTTCCGGTACTTTAATAGACCCCCACGACTCGTCAGTTGTTGCGTCTGGTTGTATCTCCTGAACCTTGGATGGCATATATGATGCCTTCATTCCACTGTCGTACATGTCAGCAACAAAGGTGTTCCCTGTAAACCCTGGATTTTTCATTCCAGGAAGACGGAATGCACCCAAGAACGTCATTCCAAGGTAGCCTGCATGAGCAAACGGTATGCTTGTAGAAACACTTATCTTCGTTGGCATATGAGTTGCCGTAAGTGCTTCATACTTCTTCTTTTCTGGACCAGACCAGAATGCTCCTCCTTGGAACACCTTCCTGACTGTATCAATGTGGTATGCGCGTCCGGTCTTGAGTTCGGGGTAAAACTCTGTCCGAAGCGGCTGAAACCCTGGATGCGAAAATCCACCCGGAATACCCGGGATAACATCTACGATCTTTCCACCAGTTGCAGATACAACTCGATCAAGTGTCGCCTTTCCACTGTCTAGAAATTCATTGAATTGGTTCCGAGCAGCATCTGCCATAGTCGTAGGGGACCCAAATGTAACGAGATGGATCGGAGGTGCAGTCCCTTCCAATAGCATAAGATATGCACACAATGTTGCATACGCTCCACCTAGCGAGTGACCTGTTATGAACAGACGCTTGGCTGGCCCAATCTTCGATAACGATACCTTAATGATATCCCAACTACCCTTTAGATGCTTCAAGAACGATCCGGGAACGTAGCACCCCGGTGAAATCTCAGCTCGAGTTACGGCGGAAAGAAGGTCGTGTCTGATATTGGCAGCTGTACTTGAGCCCTTGAATGTCAGAACTACATCACCCGACTTGAAGAACGATTGTTTGGGGGCCAACAGCTTTCCTGCATCGATGACGGTAAATGTCACATCGTCTGGAGATGATATATATGTTGCCATAACAGATCCACCGGATGCCTGAACTGGACCAATGTAACTCTTCATAGGACGTCCATTCTGCGATAGTCCAGATGGGGCTCTACGAGAACTAGACCACTTGCTATCCGTAGCTGTAATCAAGTCATTGACGGCTTTGTTGTCAAATCCGCCAAAGACAGGTGAGCGCAACACCTCTTCCGCAATAGCCGCATCACAGTATGTGATTCGTGAAAGCTGACCCATTACATTGAGGACGTGTTCATATGACTTGAATTGTTCAGGAGACACTGGGTCCTTAAGAACCATTTGACCTCCTGGCCCAGGTACAACATCCACCTGTGTTTTCCCAAATATAGCCGACCGAAGGGTTGTATCGCGCAACGACATTATAATAGACGAAACACTTCTTTTGCGTCCAGTTGGTTGCCCCATAAAAAATGTTGCACTGGGACATAACAGTCAAATGGCAGGTGGTCTAATGCAGCTCGTCTCTTATGGCGCACAGGATATCTACATCTCAGGCAATCCCCAGATCACGTTCTGGAAGATCCTGTACAAGCGTCACACCAACTTCGCACTGGAGGCGATTGAGGTGACGTTCAACGGCCAGGCCGACTTTAACAAGCGTGTGACGGCGGTGATCAACCGTAACGCCGACTTGATGTACCGCACGTACGTGTGCGTGGTGCTCCCCGCCGTGGACCTCCCGTCCGAGACGTCCATCAAGCGCTTCCGCTGGTTGAACTCCGTGGGCCACCGCCTTATCAAGACGGTCGAGCTCGAGATCGGTGGTCAGCGCATCGACCGCCAGTATGGTGACTGGATGCAGATCTGGACCCAGCTGTCCCAGGATGTGGGTACCTCCGCGGCGCTCGACGACATGATCGGCAACACCCACGACCTTGTGCTGCTCAAGGACGCCCAGGGCTTTGCGCTCGACACGGCCTGCGCTGGCTCTGAGCTGACCAACTCGTGCGCGCCCCGTGCCGGCACGCCCGCGAAGATGCTCTACATCCCCCTCCAGTTCTGGTTCTGCCGCAACCCCGGCCTTGCAATCCCCCTGATTGCGCTCCAGTACCACGAGGTGCGCATCAACGTGGAGTTTGAGCAGTTCATCAACTGCTGCTACTACGATACGGTCGGTGCCGCCTCCGCGACCTCCAGTTACGGCTCGGGTTCCGCGGGTTCTGGCTCCCCCTCCCAGGCGATCATGTCCCTGACGGCCGCGTCCCTGTACGTGGACTACGTGTACCTGGACACGGAGGAGCGCCGCCGCTTCGCCCAGCAGAGCCACGAGTACCTCATCGAGCAGCTCCAGTTCACGGGTGCGGAGTCCATCACGTCTTCCTCCAACAAGATCCAGCTGAACTTCAACCACCCCGTGAAGGAGATTGTGTGGGTGACCCAGCGCGACTCGTTCGTGGACTGCTCCCCCGGTGCCGCAACGGTGAGTGAGGTGCTCGGTGCCCAGCCCTTCAACTACACGGATGACTGGTCGACGGAGGGTGTGATCATGGACGTGCTCGGCCGCGGTGCACTGGCCCAGTCTCTCGGAGCTGTCCCCACTACCGGCCTGACGACTTCTATCCAGCAGTCCTCTTCCGTCCAGGCACCCTACCTGCCCGGTGTGGGTCTGTCTCAGGGTGCCAATGCACTGACCAGCTCCCTGCTGGATCTTGCTGGCGACAACACCGGTCAGCTCTTCGAGGCGACGACCAACTACCTCCTCGCCAAGGTTATCCTCGCGTCTGGCGTGAAGTGCGAGGGCAAGAACCCTACGGAGGTGGCGAAGCTGCAGCTCAACGGCCAGGACCGTTTCACGGAGCGCGAGGGCCGCTACTTCGACCGCGTGCAGCCCTACCAGCACCACAGCCGCACGCCCTCCACGGGTATCTGCGTGTACTCCTTTGCGCTGAAGCCTGAGGAGCACCAGCCTTCCGGCACGTGCAACTTCTCCCGTATCGACAAGGCGACCCTGCAGCTGACGGTGTCTCCCAACACGGTGCGCAACGGTCGTACGGCCCAGGTGCGCGTGTACGCGGTGAACTACAACGTGCTGCGTGTGATGTCTGGCATGGGCGGTCTGGCGTACAGCAACTAAACACACTAGCGTAGAGTGTCCTGAAAACGGATTCATAGGCAACTAGGCACAGAGGTGTAAGAATGAACATCTTTGTGCTATCTCTTTGTCCGCAAAACGCGGCACGCCTTCACTGCGACAAACACGTCGTGAAGATGATATTGGAGACAGCCCAGCTACTGTATACGGCTCATCATGTATCGGGTACGCCCGATCTTCCAGAGGGAGCCTACAAGAAGACTCACACGAATCACCCGTGTGCGGTGTGGACTCGTGAAAGCATTGAAAACTACAAATGGTTGGCTGAGTTGGGATGGTGGCTCTGCAAGGAATACCAGTTTCGCTACGGCGAACACAAGGTACACAAGACAGAACGGCATATCGTGTGGTTGAAGGAGAATATCCCGAAGATTCCTGATGTGGGGATGACTCCGATGCGACAGGCTATGCCGGACCCATACAAGAATGCAGACCCTGTAAAGGCGTACCAGACGTACTACATTCAAGACAAGGCACGGATGCTAACGTATACACGTAGGGAACGTCCAGAGTTTCTATAGTCGCGTGTACTAACAATGATCTACGAACGCCCATCATACTATGCATTCGTGCACGTTATGATCGGGTTCGTATCCGTCTGGGTCCCATTGATTGGGATGCTAGCACTGGTATACCAAATAGGTCAGTACGCCTTCAACATCCGAGTCTTTTTCATGGAGGGCGAGATCCGACAAGGGAACTCGTGGGAGCATACGGGACTTAAGCTGGTGGAGATGGTGGTTGGGTTTTGCGTCGGACTGGTGTGTAGAGAACTTCTGTAGTTTAGATAGACGATGACAATACTGTACGTGATACTTACATGCCAGAAGTACCTACCAACCCGATGCGAGTGGCAGAAAAGGTCGTGGTTGAAGAACGTTGATAACTACGTGTTCATTTCATCAACGCCCGACCCCGACAACCGCGTTGTCGGTTGGAATACACCAGACGACTATGCAGGATGCGCTCAAAAGTACGTTGCGTTCTTCAAGAATACTCCCCCAACAACAGACTGGACGGTCTGCGTTGATGATGATACATTCGTGTTTCCAAAGAGACTTGAACTGTTGTTAACGCTTGCAGACCCGTCGCATCCGGTCTGTATCGGAAAGGTTTCAACCGAAAATAAGATGTATCCGCCTTATACGTCTGGGGGCGGGGGGTTTGCCATATCCAGAGTTCTTCATGAAAGGATACACTCATACCTAAATGCGAACTCGTTCGTTCCGATGTCAATATTCGGCGATGTAACGATGGGAGAGTTTGTTAAGTTGATAGGAGGGTCCTTCTTCCACGATGATCGGTTCAATATCCGACCTCATACAAAAACTGGGAGCATACGTAGTGCCGTAACCTTCCATTTCGTTACCGAAACGTTGTTTGCGTACTACTCAACCCTTTTAGACCAAGACGATAGATGGAGTCCTACTGAAACATTGGAACCAAAGCCACTCGCTCGTCTTACCTACATACGTCGTAAATTTCTCCGATGAGCTTGTCTATCTGTGTCCTATTTCCGGGGTCAGAATACGGTCGTATCGAATGAGAATCTGCATACACTCCATTTTTGATTGCCTGTGGATTGTACCTCCAATCGGACCGATCCAGTCTGCCCAACGTTCGTTTTAGGAACACGAATACGCTTGGAGTATGGTACGCTCGTATATTGTCAGTTGCATGTTTCTCATCAGCCCCCCACTGGGTCATGTTCTGTTGGGCGATTGTACTATGAGTTGTCCCTATGTCGAGAGAGTGTAGATGTTTCACGGAATCTTCCCACGAGTCGTGAAGACCCAGAACATCCTTGAATAACGTTCCTAACGCAATATGGTAACAGCTCGGTATGTTCGCGTGGAACGGATTCAGATGCACGTACTTGTCGTTCGGAATACCTGATATCTGTCCTATGAAGTAGTGTTTCGAGAGTGGGAACATATCGATGTCGGAAATCATACTCACATTGTCAGGCATCTGAGACGGCCACCAGTATCGTATCCATAAGCATTGCAGATACTTTGGCACACCTTCAACGGGTTTGAACTTGATGACACGTCCATACGTCTCGTCTATCGGAATGCTGTGATTATCGTCGATATATAGCAGAACTGGCTCAAGTCCGAATACCTCCTTCCAAACTCTTGAAACCAATGGCCAAAAGTCGAGATAGTACGGATTGGAGTCAGAACTGTGTACCACAAAGTCAATCTTCATTGCATCAATGCCCGAGATTCCCACCCCACATTCTCCGCAACCCATGTATCCAACTTCGCCTTATCGGCGTCCCAGTCGAGTTCAATCCCCTCCCACGAGTCAACCCACTTGATCGGCATACCCTTGTACAGATGCGCAAGGGAGGACGGGTTCTTAAGGATCGGAACGGCCCCAAAGTAGATAGACTCATAGACCCGATGGGTATCATGACCCTCTCCCTCGGGACATACGACGTACTTTGTGACAGATAGTCGGTGATAGTACTCTTCGCGGGTCTTTGTTAGATCTGTCACTGCACGTACATCTCTCTGCATGGCGTCCAAGCAGGGTTGGCGCGCACCCAAGTTGGTCTTGACGAGAAATCCTGCAAGTATCTCAATCGTTCTCGGTTCGGAACCACGTATAGACGGAATGATATCTAGGCTCCAATCACCGAACCCCAGGGGGATTGTAGTCACCATCGGATCCTGAATCACACAGTTGATAGTATATACGTGCAGTGCGTACGGCCTGAGCTTCTGCAACCAGTAGTGGTTGAACTCTGTATCCGCGTTCTGACATGCGATGACAAACTTCTTGCCCTGGTGTCCCCACAGGATAAAGGCCTGAAGGAACCTCTGAATGTAGTCTATGTTGACGAACACGCGGTCTCCATGTTTCGCCTGCATATACGAAAAGGGTCTCAGATCCGGGTACCTTGGGCAACAGTTCCATCTGCACTCTAACGCAAGTGATCTACCGGAAATCAGCATGGTCTATATAAGACGGCAGGATGTATGTGTTTTCATTCTGCCTGTATGGTCCTCCAAATCCCAAGTACTATAACGGCCTCCTTGAGAACCTGAAGCTCATTTCAACCCACTTCCCCGAATGGAGTGTGTTTATCTACCTTGGTAACGATGTGTCCGATGCCTTCCAAACAAAGCTGCAGGAAAACCGACAGGTACGCCTTCGACAAACTACGCAGAGCGGTTCTATCCTCATGATGCACCGGTTTCTTGCAATAGACGAACCGGGGGTTACGTGCATGATAGTGCGCGACGCAGACAGTCGGGTCCACTTTCGGGACAGACATGCGATTCAAGAGTTCTTGAATGCCCCTCAGATCGCACATGCGATTCGCGATCATCCATACCACACCATTGAGATACTTGGCGGGCTTTGGGGACTCAAGTCATGCGACGTATCCATGACGAAACTCGTGAAACCACACCTTACCACCGAGTGGGGGTTTGGAAAGGATCAGATGTTCTTGCGTTCAGAGCTGTACCCGCTGATAAAAGAGAGGCTTCTGGTACACACGAGCCAAACGTACCGATATTCAGAGTCTGAAGTCCATGCTCAGTTCCCATGGAGTTTCAGCGAAGCATGTTACTGCGGAAAAGCGGAGGGGAATCATTCCAGCCAGCTTCTGCGTATTTTCCGGAGATAGGGTAAATGCCTGAAGTTGCAGTTGGTTCTCGCGCACAAGTTATGCATGGTACGGCTCACCACACCCCCGGCGGCCTCACGAAGGGTGACCTGAAGATGAACAAGTGGGGTCGCATCGTGAGTCGCCGCAAGTCTGAGACGGCTCGTAGGGAGAAGCGCCTTGCGAAGGCTGGGTACACTGCTCGCAAGGGCAAGTTTGGCGCGGTCAAGATCGGGGACCGCCGTAAGACTCAGCGTCGTTCCCGCAAGTAAACAATCATAAACTAGAACAATGATAGAGCGGGCTGTTAAGAGCTTGGGGCTTGCAACAGCAGCGCTTATAGGCGCAGCCCTAGACGTTTCAGGTCCAGACTGTTCGCCACTGGCGGTCATTCTGGGTATCTTTTTCTTACACGTCTGGGTCTACTGGACACACCGTCTTCTGCATATTCTACCACCCAGTAACCTGAATACACACATTCGGTTCCATCACGAACTGGCAGGAGATAAGTCAATCCCACGGTGGCTGGAGCTCACCTTTGAAACCATAACCGACCTGGGGATGATCTTGTCGTTCGGTCTTGTACAATGGGCTACGGGAGTTCATGTCATTCCAACCTCATGTATCGTCTTGTTTGCGATCACATACTCGTCTGTCCATTTGGTGAACTACAGTATTATAGGGTCCATCGACCACCGTCGGCATCACCTGACGATGAACAAGAACTTTGGTCCAGACGTCGTAGATCACATGTTTGGAACCAACTACGACGATACCTTTGAAGACTGGGAGCCGTTTGTACCAAACATTGCAGGCGCCTTACTCATCACACAAATACTCAAGGGATGGTATGCGTAGAACTTTCACGAAACACAACGTTGGAAAGGTATAATGTCCGACTGGGTTGTAGAAGCGAAGACTGTCCAGACGGGCGCTGTTCGCACTCTTATTGAGGCACTGAAGTGCATCTTGGTAGAGATGAGTCTCGTCTTTGATAAGGATGGGCTCCGTATGATCGCCATGGACAACACGCGTACCGTGTTGGTTCACCTTCGGTTGCATGCTGACAAGTTCGAGAAGTACTCCTACAACGCCCCCACTGGTCGCCTCATTGTCGGTCTCAACACGGACCATCTGTATCGCATCGTCAAGACAGCGACCAACGACGATACGCTGACCTTTGCGGTCTCCCAAGATGATGCCAATCATCTCAACGTCATCCTTGAGAACGGTGAGAAGAAGTGTGTGACGTCCTACAAGCTCAACCTGCTGGACCGTGACGATGCAGATATCACGATGCCCGAGACGGAGTTCTCGACGCGTATCACGATGCCCTCCCTTGATTTCCAGAAGATCTGTCGCGATATGACGTTGATGGCTGCCAAGACGGTAGAAATCAAGAACGTCAAGAATACCCTGACCTTTGCTTGCAAGGGCCAGTTTGCGTCGCGTGTGACAGTGATGGGCGATTCGGAGTCCGACTTTAGCATCGCAAAGAACCGCGGGGATGAGATTGTGAGCGGCGCGTACAGTCTGCCTCACCTGGTTCTCTTCACCAAGTGCACGAACCTGTGCAACAACATCGAGATCCACATGAAGAACGACTGGTTCTTGATGATTCGGTATGTGGTCGCCAACTTGGGTGAGATCAAGCTGTGTCTGATGCACTGTGCGACGTAAAAAACGAATTGTATTCCGCTAAAAGATAGGACACCATGGAGCCCCCTGAGAAACGACGCAAGAAGAAGGATAAGGCGAAGGATACGTTTGACAAGTATGGTAAGTTCACCTCAAAACATGTACGCATGTCTGCAACATTCTCTGAGAAGGAAGTAAATGCCCAGCGCAAGTGATTTCATAGCCTACAAACGTGAAAAGGCAAACGTTGTTACGCGGAGATTCGTTGATCGTGATACCACCATGTTCCGAAACACCAACGTTTTGGCATCTGAGATTGGTCAGATCGTTGATCCAAGTCTGTCCATCCTGTCTCAACCGGCCGTTCGGTCGCCTCAGCGTCCCCAGACTCGTTCCTCTGCACTGGCAAAATCGCGGGTCAGCTTCCAGTCTAAGTTTTAATCACCGCGGGCGCAACTTGTGGGGAGTATAGGTAACATCGTCTCCAACCCGGAGCTTGGAGGATTGTGTAATGAACTTGCGGTCGTTCAAGTTGGACGCCGAGTTCCAGATTTTCAGAATGTGAAAGGAGCCCTTGGGAGACAGCGTAATCCCCTGCAGGGTCTCTTTATGGGTTTGTAATAGCTTCCCAAGCACACAGTGTACCATCATATCAACGAAGGTCTCATGCGTATACGACGCATCGATCTTCTTTGACCACGCTCCACCCCGCTCATTCTCGGGGGAGTCCCACGTAGGACGGACGCCCTTCTTCATAAAGAAGAACATACCGTTCTCATATGCCTCCCTCGGGATAGCATCTACCATTGACCAGAACTCAGCCGGCGTACCGACTTCACCAACCTGCATATACGATTCTAACGAGTAATCCTGACAGTCTGCTTCATGATACCAAAGCGTCCAAGGGCACGTAAAGGATTCCATTCTTACGGGCGCTTGTATAGTGTATGGAAGAATCCACTTCCATTTTACCGGTTGGAAAACGAATCTGTTTCCTTGCAGTCATGTAAGAGGGCCGCCATGGATGTTGCAACACTATACTCGTTGCGCTCAGCACCAAAGGTGGACCTTTCTCCGGCGTGTCTGGCGATCATCGAGAAGATGCGCCGCACCCAAGTTACCTATAAACCCGTCGCACACGTGCACGGACGCCGCGGCCACCCCCACGGCCATGGACGCCGAACGACCCCAACCAATACCGTCCCAGACAACTGGCGTATAAAGGCGTTGATTGATACCCATCGCCGGCTGAAGGAGCGCGAGGATCCCGAATACCACGTCGTAGTGACCTCTGTGAACAAGCTGTCCAATGAGCACTTTGACACCTTCGTCAAGGATACGCTGGAGGTCATCGGAAAGCGCGACCATGTCTTCCGCCTCCGCATCTCAACTCTGCTGTTTGACCGGGGCGTCCTGCAGAACTTCTTCGCTCCCCTCATCTCCCGATTCATCAAGGTTCTGGTGGAGAAGGTACCTGATATGCGCGAAGACATCCTTGCGCAGGTGGAGATGTTTGACACCCTCTACGACGCCGCTAATGTCGTTATTGTCCCCCACTCCAGCGACCCTGGCTACTCGGAGGCTATCTTTGCGTGGGTCAAGCAGAAGGAGAAGAAGCGTGGATTCGCAGTTATGGTCGGGGAGCTCTATGCAAATGGACTGGTTCCGATGACGACCATCAAAGCCATTCTGAACAGTGTGTTGGCTGATTTGGAGACGACTGCTGGGGCGGTCAAGACGGATGCGACCGAGGAACACGTGGACCACCTCGCCAGATTCCTGTTTGCCGTGGCGCCAAATGTCCGCGGCGAAATGGTGGACCAGTTGCAGACGATACTGGATATGCCGCGCCCGTCGCTCCCGTCGTTGACCATGAAGTCGCGATTCAAGATTATGGACGCGTTGAAAGTTCTCAAAAGCCCGTCGGTATAATCCACAAATGACTGCCGTTCCATCTGCCAGTGTTCTTGCACAAGCTGCAAAGATTGCGATTGAACAGGATCGTCCTATTTACCTCGACTATTGGGCGGATAGTCATACTACCACTGCGTCTATCGGGGTGCAGGGACAAATTAAGTGTCTCGTGAAGAGCGACACGGAGTACACGTCCCCAATTACCCAGATTTTCCGTGTGAAGGACCAGGATGTCTACATCGTCTTGACGGAGAACTCACTCTATATCGTGTCATCCAAGATCACTGTCAAGCAAATCGTGGGTGAATCGTCTTAAGAATGCAGTCGTATACCTTAACAATGGAGTTCCCGCCCCCACACATGGTGTGGTATGAGGCATTGAACGACCGGTCCATGTCTCGTGTATGGACCGAGGTACAATCTCGGCATCCAGAAGCCGAGTATACCGAAATATCAGCCGCGCAGATGAACTCGATTGAAGAGTTTTCTGCATGGTTCGATGAATGGACGTCGCGGATGTCACACTCCCGCGTCCGTATCCTTTTGATTTGGCATGCACACTGCTTGTCATCGTCCTGTCAACAGATGCTCCGACGTTCCATGGAGAAACGGTCCTTCAAGTGCCGAGTCTGGTTCCACATTGAAGAACCAAATGCACTTCAACCTGCTATCGTATCCCGTTGTATCGTCAGGAAGCTTCCTGCAAATCCAGTGCAGAAGATACGGATAGAAGGTACGATTCCCGATATCTGGAGACGTGCCTGGGAAGACCCCGTCCAATGTGAAATGGAATTCGCCGCCGTAAAATAGAAGAACGCAATGCAAACGATAGTCGCCTATACCGATGGAGCCTGTAGTAAGAATGGAGCCCGTCATGCCCAAGCATCGTGGGCGTGTTGGTTTCCTGGTAATCCTGATTGGTCTGATGCTCAGCGTGTACCAGGGGAGCAAACAAACAATCGCGGAGAGCTCAACGCCATCCTCGAGACCTACCGCATCGTACAGTCAAGGTTGGGTACCGGTACTCGCAACTGTGTCATGTACATCTATACCGATTCAGAATATGCGAAGAACTGCCTGACCATCTGGCCGTCCGGATGGATCCGTCGTGGGTGGGTGACAGCCGATGGAAAGGATGTCAAGAATCGTGACCTTATCCAGTCCATTCTGGATACCCAGACGCAGTTCGGAAAAGTACAGTACCATCATGTGAGGGCACACACTGGTGGTGCCGACGTGCATTCTCTGCATAATGATCGGGTGGATCGGATGGCGCGGCGTGTGTTGGATACGTCTGTCCTGCTGCCGCCTACCGAAGTCCCCAAAGAAATAGAATCATCCTGCCCATTGAAGCTGTTGGGACCGTCCATTCCCAAGGGCGTCTTGGTGACCTGGATTAAGAACAACATGGATACCATAGATATCGGCTCCCTCGAGAAGGCTCTCATTCGTGCCTTTAGCGAAACCATGCAGGTCAGGGGGTTCAAGGTGGAGACCCGCAAGGGAATGATGCTGCTTACCGCTGGTTTAAAGGTAGAGGACGGTACGAAGGATAAGGAGGATGAGTGAAGTCGTTGCCTATAAGTTCTGGTCTCCCACATGCGACCCGTGCCGTCTCATTGCGCCGTCGTTGGATACTCTGAAGGACGATTTTGAGTCTGTGGATTGGCGGTCGGTGAATATCAAGGAGCAACCAGGGGTTGCTGCACAGTTTGAGGTGACGCATGTTCCCACAATGGTCGTAACGCGTGGCGGTACGGTCGTTGGGAAAGTAACGGGGACTGCAATGGCTGAGTATTATCGTATTTTGCGTCGCGCGACTACTTCGTAGCGGGCATTCCATTGATGTAACTATCGCAGACAAACTGATCATCATCCGCAGGGGCTCCGCATTTTCCACCAGGACATCCTGACCCACCGGGGACGGGCTCTCTTGCAGTGGATGCAGATGACCTCTGGGTATAGACAACCGAGGGAAGGCGTTCGGGTGCAACAGCCACCACAGTCGCATATGCACCCCAACCGATGAGACCTCCAATGATGGACGAGAATGCCAATGGGACTCCGAGACCCGAGAACCTCGCAAAGCAGCCGTTCCGGTTCAAGACCCAAGTTTGGGACACCATAAAGGCAATCATCGTTACGAGAGGCGATATAGACGAGTAGAATCCCCGATTGGCGATCATATCAATCAAGTAGTATGTCATGACGGAGATCGTGACGACAAGGGGAGCGGACGAGTATTCGGAAACGAACGACTCAAATCCGGGGATGAAGCATCCCTCGGGTCCCGCTCCACCAACAACAGGGGCAGGTGCTGGTGTGGATGAAAACATCCCGACCACCTTTCCTACCAACATACTCAGACCGTAGTTGAGGAAGATACTCAAGAATCCGATGATGGATCCGATGCTATACCGGAAATCCTGGCTCAACGCATCGGCTACAAACCCAAATATCGTTAGGATGTGAGGCAGGAACAGAACCATGATGTAGGAAAACTGTTGGAGACCTCCAGTATCCAGAGTGGGTAGCGTCTGAACGCGAGATTTCATGAGGGCTACAATCGCCACTGCGATGATGATTACGGATAGAACCGCAGTGCTTATCATGTAAGGATCTACTGCCCCGGCCATTATGAAATAGGGAATACTTTGTTTGGTGGAATCTTCTTGCTGAAGCAGTAATGGGGGACGGACTTAGTTACAATCTAACACGTTCGAATACACGTCCTTGTGACCAGCTGTGCGACCTCACAATTGACGATGTGGCAATCCCGATCGTAAACGTTAGCGTTTCGCCAGGGTACATTCAAGGCTCATTTCCACAGGGTGGTCCGATTCCCTCCATAAAGTTGAACGGGGTTGGATTTACTGCAGCAGGTATGTTTCTAATGTGTCCATCGTTGGGGACCATAGAGAACATACGCGCCGATGGACAGCTTATAGCGGTGTTCATGAATCCAAAAGGACAGATACTGTATCTGTCCGTGTTTCTCCGCACGAACTCGACATCCTCGCCAATCAAAACGATGGTGAACTCATGGGTCTCCTATGCAAACGAAGGTGGGGCTACATCTGCCAAGTTGCCCGACAATTGGTCGATGACCCAGATGATTCCATCTGATCCGGCATACTACTTCTATAAGGTCGGGGATGCGTACTTTATCACCTTCCGGTCGATGGGCAATATAGACCCCAACGACTATGCACTGGTAACCAAGCTTGTCCCCGTCGTTCCGAAAGATACGGCTCTTGCTCCCAAGGGCCAAGAGTTCTTCTTTAACGACACATCTCATCTTGCAGGTGTCCCCGACGGAAAGGCGTATATGCGCTGTCGTCGTGTGAAAAAGAAGGGGGAGGGCGCTGCAAACATACGCGTTACACCCGTTGCCGGATTGGCTGATTCAGCAAAGAAAGAGGAGTCCAAGGCGGATGCAGAAAATAGCACACTCACATGGTTGAAGGAAAACGTGTACGGGTACGTTGTTGATGTAGGTGTCTGGTCTCTGCTGGATGCTATCGTCTACTTTTTGGCGGTTGTGTTTGGAATCTACTATGCATACAGCATCTCCAGTAGTCCTCGTGCGTTCGTGCTGGCGAACGGAGCACAGTCCTTCGCCAAGGCAATCTTGCGTGGCTGGAACTATATCAACGACTGGTTCTCATGGCTACTCCCATTCCTTCGTATTTTTAGGCATACCGGTGTTCTCTGAGCAGCTGTATAGCTTCTTCTCCAACTCTCGCATCTCCTTCTCGTGGGCAATCTTGTCTTCACGAAGGACACCACTCCGACGCATCTGTTTGTACAGGAAGTCCATACGGGCTCGGATATCGGCTTCTGACATATCGGTACCCGGAGACGTATCATGGAAGACACGCTCACGTGCGACTCGGCGACGGACCTGCTTCCACTCATCGGTCTCTTCATCTGGTGTCTTCTCTACCTCTTCCTCTGCCTCCTCGAGAGCCTCATAGTACTCCAGTTCATCCAGTCGGTCCTGGTACAGTTCATCTTGGCGAACGTATGGAGTCTCCTGCCTTCGCAGTGCGTACAGTGCCCGCAAAGCAGCCTTCCCCTCTTCAAGAGACTGGAGCTGGAGAGCACGTTCACGCTCGGCGGTGGGAACACGACTCGCTTCGTTCCACGCCTTGGCGCGGGATGCCAAGCTGGTCTCTTGGACAGTCTTGGCGACCACGATGTGATTTCCACCAAGCTCGGGGAAGGATTTGATTGACGTATCAACCATCTGGACCTGTACGGGGGCATCTGCCTTTGCGGGAGCAGTCCGCAAGTGCGGCGGCAAATACGATCGCTTCTTCATTGGAATGCGTGTGTATACCCAGACAGACATCCTTCCATTTTTCTGAACTCTGAAATGGATATAGACCGACGCAGCCAACCAACTGCAAGAATGGTGGTCGCAACACTTGTATCGATTAGCGGTGTCCTATCCGAGATCCAGATTCCGGCGAAGACTGCTGATGTCTTGGAATGGCTCCGCAAGAAACTCAAGAAATCTGAACTACAGTACCAAACCAAGCTCCGTATTGAGGAGGAGCAAATTGCTGTCTTTGCATCTCCTGCCGACGATGATGAAGCAGATGACGTAAACCAACACATGTTACCCCCGCCGTTGCACGATGACTCCTTTATCGGTCCAATCGTCATCATTCGGTCTACGTCGGATCACGATACGTACGATAAGTGCCCTAGCAAATACGGTGACCTGAAGCCGTCCGAGTATGATGACATGTACCAGAGCTTCACCTTTGATGACAAGGATGCAGATAGTGAAGCGACTGACGAGGATATGGCAGTCCTTGATGAGGAAGAGGAGGAAGAGGAGGTTACTATTCCGATGATGCGGGAACACGTAGAGCATCTTCACGAAGACCTCTTTGTGGAGCAGCCAATCCGCGAGATCTCATGCAAGGTGTTCAACACTGCATTTGGGAACGAGGATACCGGGCGTCGGCTGGAGACGTCCATTCTGAAACGATGTGAAATTGAGGCAGGGAAGTGGGATGTCACAGCCTCCTGGAGCAATACACCGTTCGTCCGCATGTACCAAAGTCGGTGTGCTCATCTGTACCGCCATCTTCCCGCATGGAAAGAGAGCATTCTATCCGGGGAGCTCCCCGTGGAACAGTTTGCGCTGATGACAGAGGTTGACTTGAATCCTGGACAGTGGCAGGAGGCTTTGGAGAAGGCATTTGCTCGCGAGATGAACACTCTGGCCACACAGAAGTCGGCTAGTATCACACTGTACTGCAAGGGACCCCAATGCAAACAGCAGCGTCCTTGTGATTATTACCAGCTCCAGACGAGGTCGGCTGATGAGCCCATGACGACCTTCGTCACTTGTCTGCACTGCGATAAGCGCTGGAAATTCTAGAGGAGTACTAATGGAGACTTGGGACTTTGATCGGTTCCCTCAGACCGATAAAACGATGGGGGCACAACAGTTCATGTTGGAACACTTTCAAGACACAAAGGCAGCATTCAATGCAGCACGGATGCTGTCATTGTACGACTTCCTCCACTCGCGCCCCTTTTCGTCTCCAAGTGAGATTCAGCAGGCGGTCATAAAGGAAGGATCCCCACTGTTTACGGATGAAGAGGCACGTCAGGTATACGAGTCTCTGCATCCCAAGGATGGTATGAGTGGGGGTGCTGCAGCAGATGCTATCGTTGACAAGCTGGGGAACTATACCGGCATCGGCCCCCCTAAGATTGCCGATCCTCTGTTTTTCGTTGGAGATCTGGAGAAGAATGACTCGTATGGTCCCTTTGTTGGGGCTGCCCTTGATGTAGTTACGCTTGGGTTACCAACCCTCGCATCCGGTGTAACGACACTTGGACCTCAGATAGCAGGTATTTTACCCATTCCGTTGGCTTCCGTTGCAGGATCAGGGATTGCGTGGATCATCAGTTCAGCAATGTTGTTCTTCGTGATGTTGGTGAATCTTACACGCAGGAAGTTTGGGTCTGCGTTCGTGACTGCATTAGGCATCATCCCAGTATTTGGTACGTCCATCATGAACGGCGCAAATACCGTCGGGCGTATTCTGGAACGCGCAAATGAGCGTCGGGCACGACTGGTCAATGCGATTAAGAAGACACTCGGGACAACTGCCAGTGGAGTTGTGGATACTGTGATCCCCGACTTGACAGAGAACAAGCCGCTTGAAGAAGTCGTTCCGCCCCCGCCGCCGCCCCCGCCTCCGCCTCCGCCACCACCACCCGTTCCCGACCGAGCGTAGTATTTTTGCTTACAGATATCCTGACTTATAAGACACAATGGCAAGTGAAGAAATCAAGACCAGTTTGCGTCGTTGGATTGAGTTGGATGACCAGGCACGGACACTGCAGAATCAACTGAAGGCAATTCGTACCGAGAAGCAGCAGTTCTCTCAGCAGGTGTTGGAGTTCATGCGTGGAAACAACCTTGATAACTTTTTGCTTGAGGGAGGAACCGGCGGGACACTGTCTCGCCAGGTGCGCACCGTACGCCCCGCATTGCGTCGGGATGTTGTTCGCACTCAACTTCTTCTCCAATTCTCTGACCAGCCCGAACGTGCTGCAGCCGCATTACGTGCCATCGAAGGAATTGGTAACGATGCAGATGACCTGTCGGTCGGAGGGGTCCAGCGTGAACTCCTGTCTCGCCGAGTTCCTCGCACATCCCGTGTTACCCTAGAGTAAAGGGATGTCATCCATATACGTCAAAGTTCTCGGCATCGATGCTGACTTTGACGAATTTATAGTTGAAGGAGACCACACAGTTCAGGATTTGAAGGCGATGGTGCTGACAGAAAAGACTGGAAGGCTTGTCGGTCTCAAACCATCAGACCTGAAGGTCTATAATGGGGATTCTGACAACGTCTCTAGTCTCGCAGTTGAACGTATTCAGTCTAAATTGTCGTCGTATGAAGACACGAGTTTCGTAGTGGTTCCGGTGACAGGACCGTTGAGTACGATTACAAAGGTGTCCGGGAAACTCCCGTCGGCGATTCTGTCACAGAGTAAACCGGAAACTATCGAACCGCAACCCGAATTCAAGTTGATACCCTTTCTGTCTCCCGACTCTAAAATTCGCCAGATGATTGAGAGACCAATCGAAATAAACACAACAACACGTGCACCAGAAGTAGTGGTGCCCGATGCGATCTTTCACCCCGATCCCAATTACAGGTCTAGGTTCGGAGCAAGTGTATCTAGCAACATCAGCAACTTCATTCCAGAATCAGTCGTTAAACCAGAACCAGTTGAGCACAAAATGACTGGTAACAGTCTTTCCGATGCATCTCCTGTCAAACGGCTATTGGATATCCCAACGGGCGTATTCTTGAACATACCGGATGCAGTGGTTGAGGTGCCGTACGATTTGGTTCTACCGGAACACGGGCAGACTATTAAAACCATACTGGATACAACGGCATGGAATGGTAACACGCTTCCTGGGTTTGATAGGCAGCCCGTCCCCGAAATACACATCCGAGACATGGCGATGGAACACGGTACAAGTGTAATCACAAATGCGCTCGATCGAATCAAGCAGATACCGCTTAACCAGATCGTAAGAGGAGACGTGCAGGTAATACGAGATGATCCCTACGTATGGATTGCCCTTGGAACGATGTCATCCGATGAGACGTTCCACCCCCATATGCCCGAACACGTCGAGAGCTTCTGCAGCAAGAACCTGAGATGCTTCGAATCAACAAAGAAGCACAAACTGCTTCGGTTCTTCATAGACATAGACGGGTTTACGCCGTACGAATTCAGTAGGCAACAGTTCAATGAAGTAGACGCAACTGTTACGCGAACGCTCCATACGTTATTCAATAAAACGAGTGCAATACTGACGTCAAGCTGTTACAGACACACATCACAACGCGTTGGACCACTTGGTACAAATCTACCTAAAACGAAGAACAAGCTGTCGTACCGATTGGTATTCAATAAGATATACGGTACACTGGAAGCCATGGATTATTGGCTGATGCGCGAGATACTGCCGAAACTGAAGGCTGAACTTTCGGGGATATGTACTGTCACCGAGCAAGAAGAGACGGAGAAAATACAGGTCCCGGATAAGATACCCGTCATCATCCTAGATCGTTGGAACTATTATGGCGGAGACCGTATGCGAATGATGGGGAGTTCAAAGGAATATGAGAATAGACCACTGGTACCCGTGGGGGATGTTTCCTTCATGGACACTGTCATTGCTTTCATTCCGTCTGGATCTGTACGTCTCCCTGAGCGAACGCAGTCCAATAGCGCAACCCGCGTCCCAATTTGGGAACCATTGTAGGCGTCCTTAACAATGGAACCATGGTATCCGGTGATTATAGGGGTTGTTCTATATGCGTACGTTGACGTCTTCAACCGGATGATGCGGCATCCAGTTGATGACTGGCGGGACATTCTGCATATTTACTCATAATAGACAATGGCGGTGTTCACGATACGAAAGGAGCAATTAAACGAGCTCATCCGGTTGTATACCCATCGGGACTCCAGGACAGGAAACTGTACATCGGTGCTCCTTCTCAATCTGTTGATTTTGAAGGAGAAGGATGGGGTTGTCTGCATGAGACGTATAGACCTGCGTCGCGAATCAACGATGGCGTTAATCGCCAAGCAGTACGAGTGGTCATTCATTCTTTCTACGTGGGCTCGCTACGCAAAATGATTAGACATGGAAGCGCTTCTTGAAATCTCGGAGCGAGGCGGAAAGAGTCGGCTTGTTCCAGAGAATGTACCTCGACAGTGCCCCGGGGGTCGCAGGATCCGTCCAGTCCTCGCCCATCCCTGAGTGGCGATTGATATACCGCGCCCTACGACGGGTATCCTTATGCTTTGTAAAATCCGAGTATCCCTTCTGTCCAAACGGGACTGTCTTTGTGCGACCATCCGGCATCTCAAAGATAGCATCATACTTCTTCTCCTTTCGGTGAGACCGGCGGAGAGTCTTCAAACGCATTGTGTATGGGTCGGAAACTTTCGTTCTCCGAATGTAATGGAATCGCATTACCTGCTGATGGAAGATTGGGCTGAGTGTGTACGCCGATTGAAAGATGCGACCCCCGACCGATTTGTAACGGAGACTATCTGCAGGGATATGCTGTACCGCATTGAACACATGACCTTCAAGCGCCCCGATTTGTTCGTGCAGCGTCGCGGAGAGGACTATGAGATCTTTACGGCTGAACTGTTGGAGGCACATGGACTCATCCCTACGATGCCAGTCCTGGATGACGAAGACTTCTTTCCGCTGTGTATTGAAGTCCGCAACTCCAGACTCGTTCGCAAGAAAATGAATCGCTTGGAATCTAATGATAATAGGACACAAGCATGGGTGACAAGATCATCGGCGTCAAGTTCGGCATCTGGAGCCCGGAGGAGATCCTTAAGCAAAGCGTAGTGAATGTCATCACCGACAAGCACTACCAGGGAAACCAACCCGTTCCAGGCGGCGTCTTTGATCCTCGGTTTGGAGTCATTGAGAACGGGAAGGTATGCCCAACCTGTCGCCAAACGAACCAGAAATGTCCCGGTCACTTTGGTCACATCCGACTGGCACGTCCAGTCTACTTAATCCAGTACTTTGATGCTGTGCACAAGCTAACAAATCAGATATGTCTGAACTGCAGTGTGCCGCGTCCCCAAGATCCCAAGATTGCTGCCAAGGCGAGGGCGTGTGAGACCTGTAAGACTCCCTACTTCAAGACGGTTACGAAGGTGCAGGGAACTGCGGCTGCATTGCAGGGTGAGTCGTATCCTCCGAAGGACGATTCCGCGGTCGTGCCTCCCGTTCCTCTCGAGACGGAAGCCATTCTGCGTGTCTTCCAGCGCCTGACCGATGAGCAAGTGGAGTTGCTCGGTTATGACCCCCAGTTTGCCCGTCCGGACTGGATGATCTGTACCGTCTTAGCTGTCCCGCCTCTCTCAGTGCGTCCCTCCGTGATCATGGACGATAACCAGCGCATGGAAGATGACCTGACGCACCAGCTGTTGATGGTCATTCGCTCCAACAATGCACTGCGTGACAAGATTGATAAGGGCGAGACGGCAGAGACCATCACCAAGTCCACTACTCTGCTGCAGTACAACGTGGCGACCTACGTGGATAACGACATCAAGGGACTGAACCCTGCTGTTCAGCGCTCTGGACGTCCTCTGCGCACTCTGAAGTCACGCTTGGGTGCAAAGACCGGTCGTGTGCGCGGGAATCTCATGGGGAAGCGTGTGGACTTCTCTGCTCGGTCGGTTATCACGCCGGATGCCAACATTGACTTGGACGAGTTGGGTGTCCCGGAGGAGATTGCACGCAACCTCACCTTCCCTGAGATTGTGACGGCATACAACTACGAACGTCTGATGAATAACATTCGGAATGGACCCGATAAGCATCCAGGTGCAAAGTCTGTCTTCCTGAGTCGCGACGACAAGATGGTCAGTCTGAAGTATGTGAATGCCGAGAACATTGAGCTGCGTCCTGGGGATATCGTCCACCGCCATCTGATTGACGGTGATATCGTGCTCTTCAACCGCCAACCGTCTCTTCACAAGGCATCCATGGAGGGACATCGTGTGCGTGTCCTGCCCTACTCCACCTTCCGCCTCAACGTTTCGGCTACTCGCCCGTACAATGCCGACTTTGACGGTGATGAGATGAACATGCACGTCCCGCAGAGCGTGTCTGCTGCGATGGAGCTTCGGCTTCTGACATCTGTGTTGCGCCAGATCATCAGCCCCCGTACATCCTCTCCTATCATCCAGCTCTTCCAGGATACGATGACTGGAGCCTACCGAATCTCCCAGTGGGCACCCAAGATTCCCAAGCATATCGCCCAGAACATCTTGGCTGGCATCAAGAAGGAAGTGCCGTCCGGTGAGATGACAGGTCTGGAGTTGGTCAGTTGTGCCTTCCCCGTCATGAACCTCAAGGCAGGTGGTGTGACGATCGTGAACGGTAAGATCACATCGGGTATTCTCCGCAAGAGTGCGACGTCTGCTACGATCCACGCGATCTACAATGATATGGGTCACGTTGCAGCGGGGGAATTCATCAATAACATGCAGAGTGTCATCACCAAGTTCAACCTGTACTCAGGCTTCTCGGTCGGTACGGGGGATCTGATTGCCGATACGGCGACCAACCAGTTCGTGGACGAGGCTATCGCCAAGGCACGAAACAAGATTCAGTCCATTCTGGAGTCGGTACATGCCGGTACCTTCCAGAACCTGTCCAGTCGGTCTGATGGCGAGGAGCTGGAGAAGCAGGTGACAGATTCTGTGAACAATATGTCCAATGAGATCGCCAAGCGTATCGTGGACGTGCTCCCCAAATCCAACCGTATCGTGCAGATGGTCGATTCCGGTTCCAAGGGAGGTGCTCTGAACATCTCGCAGATGTCTGGTCTCCTCGGTCAGCAGCTGATTGAGGGGCGGCGAGTCCAGTATACCCTGCAGGATCGTACCCTACCCCACTTCGCCAAGTTTGATGACGGTATGGAATCCCGTGGGTTCGTCCAGAACTGCTTCGTGCGCGGTCTCATGCCCGCTGAGGCGTTCTTCCACGCGCAGGCTGGGCGTGAGGGTCTCATTGATACTGCAGTGAAGACGTCCGATTCCGGCTATATCCAGCGCCGACTGATGAAGACTATGGAGGATCTGCATGTGGCGTATGACGGAACCGTGCGCAACGTCCAGGGAACCGTTATCCAGACCCGGTACGGTGAGGACGGAATTGATCCTATCTGCGTCGAGATGCAGCCCTACCCTCTGGTCTCATCCACTCTGGAGCAGATCTATGCGGAGTTTGCGTATACGCCTCTGGATGTGAACCCCTACATGATGGAGGCAGTCCAAGAAGCACCTGATCTGGTGGATGAGATCCTGAAGGATCGCGAGATGATCCTGCGGTGCGTCTTCCGGGGCAAGTCACAGGATACGGTTCAAGCGCCTGTCCACTTCGGTCGTCTCCTGACCAAGTACTCCAACCCCTACTCAGTCAAGACTGATTTGACACCCGACTACATCATCGCAGAAATCGCCAAGTTCCAGACCGAGTTCCCGAAGAATCTGCTGTTCCACGCTCTCCTGCGGTACAACTTGGCTCCCAAGAAGAGCATCTTGGTCCACCGCCTGACCAAGGCATTGTTCGATGAGATGATGCGTGAGGTGCGGTACAAGTATATCCAGGCGCTGGTTCACCCTGGTGAGATGGTGGGTGCTGTCGGTGCCCAGTCTATCGGTGAGCCTACCACCCAGCTCACTCTGAACACCTTCCACTCGGCTGGTACGACCAACGCAAACGCTACTGCAGGTGTGCCTCGTATGGAGGAACTGATGGGTGCCTCCAAGAACCCCAAGCGTCCCGGCAACACGCTCTATCTGCTACCGGAAATCCAGTACTCTGAGAAGGAGGCCCAGAAGAAGTTGAAGGAAATTCAGAAGACCACTCTGCGCGACATCACGCATTCCATTCGTATCTACTATGACCCGTATCCCACCACCGGCAAGACCATCCTTGCTGAGGACCAGGCAGCCCTCGACTTGTACCAGCAGTTCTCGCAGGCATCCGAGGGACGGTGCCGAAGCCCGTGGGTCATCCGTCTGCAACTGGATACAGCCAAGTTGGTGGAGCGGAACCTCTTGGACATGACGCAGATCCAGACGCGTATTGAGGACAATCCTATCCCTGTTCTCTCCAAGCTGAATGCTCGGACGGATATGGTGTGCACGATGATTACGGATGCAGGGCAGATGGCTGCCCGTCTGGAGTTTGAGGGGTCAGCTGATCAGCCCCCGACGCTGAGCATGGAGTTCCTGCGCCAGTGCGAGGAGGCGCTTCTGAACACAGTGGTCTCTGGGAACCCCGATATCGGTCGCGTATATCTGCGTACCATCAAGGAGGAGCCTACCTACGATGAGAAGACAGGTTCGTATGTGTCCAAGCCGTTCTTCGTGCTGGATGTAGAGGGGTCCAATCTCATGAAACTCATGAGCTTCCCGGGCATTGATCCGACCCGCTCAACCTCTAACGACATCCACGAGGTCAATGCAGTCTTCGGTATTCGGGCGGCACGGCAGGCGATGTTTGAGGAGTTCAATGAGGTGTTCTCCCGCGAGAAGGTGAATTACCATCATCTGGCGTTGTTGGTGGACGCGATGACGGTATCCGGTAGGATCGTGCCGGTGAATCGGTTCGGAATGGCGAAGAACGAGACGGGTGTCTTGGCGAAGTCGTCCTTTGAGGAGACGTCCAAGATTCTGTTCAATGCTGCGATGCATGCAGACTTTGATGACATGCGTGGTGTCTCAGCCAATATCATGTTTGGTCAGAAGCCCCCGTGTGGAACTGGTCTGGTCAACTTGTTGATTGATGAGTCAAGGTTGCCAGAAGGCGATGATTTCGTGGACACAGTATCCGATGATGTCCGGCGGGTCAACGAGAGGTTGGCTGCTCTGGAACCCGCAGGGGAGTGCAGGATGGAGGATATCATGATGCAGTGGTGAGTTAAACACTAGACAAATACAACGTGTAATGATACTCGCAATTTTATCACATATCGTCTGTTATGACGTATGGTTCTATGTCGTACACGTAGCCTTACACTCGCGATTCATGTACAGGTTTCACAAAGAACATCACATGACCCCGTACAATGAACTAAAGTATTCAGACGTTTCCCGTGGACACTCGTTAGAATCAGCTGTTGAGCCACTCGGAATTATAGTCCCTCTAGCATTCTACAACGGGTCTCTTTTCGTTCCAGCAGCCATGATAGTTGGAATTCGTGCTATGATGCGACACGATGACCGGTTCTCTTGGTTGATAGGGAACCATCATATTTTACATCATAAGTACCCAGTATACAACTTTGGTGAGTACTGGTTAGATAGACTATGCGGAACCGACTGTCCACGAAAGGATGAATATGTACACGGACTTCTTTACACGTGAAAACAGTGATCCGGATGGAGGATATCATGATGCAGTGGTGAGCGATGCACGAATCTCAGCGATCTCTGCATTGGTAAGCCGATGATAATCCCTTGACCTCCTCCAGCCACACACAAGATCCAACGCAGACCCGATGTCGAGAATCGTTGCCTTGGGGAGCGCTGTTGCTACTCTGGCAATCAATGGTTTTGCACCCATGCCTGCGGACATAATGATAAGCGGGTCTACTGTTTTCACCAGTTCAAGGAGCCTCTTGACAGTTGCCTCAAACTGTTCAAACCAGTTTACCGGATGAACATCCAGGAACTCAATTGGACCTAAGAAGTCGTGGATCCCTTCAAACATCGTTGAGTTCCCGACGTAAATCTTCTGACGAGGGACAGCCTTCATGGCCCGGTACATGGGAAGACATCTCTGGAAATACTCGTCCCGGGTCCGGAAGATGAAGATATTGTAGTTCTCCCACTGGACCTTGCTTGAAAGGGTCTCAAAGTACGGAGCTACATATGGCGTATCAACCCACTTGCCCAAGTAGGCATTTGGAAGCGGGCTCAACGTTTGGAACGCCTCACGCACAGCCTTTCCTAGTTCAGGGGTATACCGTGTTCCATCACAGTTTCCACCTGGAGCCCCCATAGATGCAAAGTACTCTCCGTCTCCAAACTTGGCAAAGATGAACGGCTTATTGGTCTGCAGAAACCCAACGATATCCATTTATCGTACATAGATGGTTTCGTGAAAACGGTGTTCCGTACTCACGAGATGAACCTGGGGAGGATCGAACTCTCGACTGCCCGTTGATAAGACGGGTGCTCTACCACTGAGCTACAGGTTCTGTGCGTCCAGCGGGAATCGAACCCGCGTCACAACCTTGGAAGGGTAGCATTCTACCACTGAACTATAGACGCTTTGGAGTTGCCTCCATCCTTCTATCGTTTGCTATCCTGTAAACTACATGCCAAGCACGAAGTGGATTGTACTAGAGAGAACGATGAGGTACGTCGCATACGCCCAGTAGTGTTCCCGAGTGATATTGAATAGCTTGTTGTCGTTTTGCAGATCGGCTGAGAACCCGCCGATAGCTGCGACGATTGATAACCAGAAGACAAACACGGATACACGCATTATACTTTACGACGATACGTCTTTTTTCCTCCGCGCCTACGTTTCGTCTTGCGTTTTCCACCGACTTTCAGCACTTGAATCGTGAACCCCTTCTGAATGTTAGCAGACTTGACGGTCTTTGCATCGTCATCCAGGATGCGACCCATGTACACCAGCTTGACATCGGGGATACTGAAGAGCTCCTTTGCCTTATCTCGGATCGCCCCAACAGTCATTGCTTCGTCGTATGGTATCTCCTTCTTCGTCTCGCCGTACTTTAGAGTTATGACTACGGTCTTGTCGGATAACCGAAGAGTATACCGTACAGATGTATCGGGACGACTGAACAACTCCCTTGCCTTTTCATCAAGGTCTTCAAGTGTCATTGATTCGTCGTATTCCAGCGTCTTCATCTCGTCTTGATATCCTACGTTTATCCCATCAGCGGTACCCTCCTTAAACGATGTTTTGAAGGAGAATGCCTGCGTATCATGCACAATCTTCGATGATCCATCCTGACAAGTGTCTGAGCTAGAGAGAGGACCTCTTACAATTACACCACTCCTTGAAGCAGTAAACTTCAGAGTTCCGGCCTTTGTCAGTTCCCAAAACGACCATGCAGACGACAGCACATTGACCATCTGGGCGTATGTGACATAAAAGGACCCCAGGCTTGTTCGGATTCCAAAGTACGGGACATTGTACACATCGTTAAAATCGAAATTTCCAGTGAAAAGACCGGTGCATTCGTAGAACGTTGAAGCACCCTCTTGCATCTCATCCAGAAGATAGGACTTCTGTACTCCCACGTACGTCTCGCCTATCTTGAAAATCATACAGTCTCCTGACATCTTGATCATGTACTCGCCCAGAGGCATATCACCATGTATAGCGTCCCTAATCGTTGAAGGCATTTCGTATTCGGGTATTGGAGCCTTTGGTATCGCAAAGGTTACTCCACTCAATTCTTTGACTTCCTCTTCAGTCTCCAGCCTAGGAGTGCCATCGTTCGCTGGAACATATCTATCGGTAGGAGGAGGAGGAGTTTCACCTTTACACATGTCGGGTTCTAAATTCCGGATTTTTAGGGATGAGCCCCTCCTCTGGACTATTGTTTCAAGGTATCCGCATATCTCAGCTTTATCTTGCTGTTTACGTGTGCCCACTGTTAGCCCTGTGAGACTCCGTAGAGGGGACTCCGCAATTGATTTGTAAAGAGCTGGTTTGCAGCCGAAGATATCGATGTCAACTATCCTGGGTGTATTCAGGAATGTTGACTCATCGAAGGAATCCTGTCTACAGTGTCTCATAACAAGATAGGTCATTCTCGGTAATGTTTTAAATAGGTTTGGCGTTAGCCCATCCTGCGTACAGTCTGTCATGTCAAGTTTAATCAGACGTTTCAACTCGACGAACGAGTTGTCATTAAAGCTAGGTTGTGTACACTCTCTCACAGACAGATACTCAACTCCCTTAACAAGACGAAGAGTTTCACGGATATCGAGTTGATAACAACCTGAGATATCGAGCTTCTTGATGCGCGGACCTATTGTACCAAACGCTGCATGTGTCATACCGGGATTGGTGCACTCTGTCATGGTTAGATGTGTGATTGCTGGGAGATTGTCAATCGCAGCATTCGTGAGCTGGGTACACCAGCTAATGTCAAGATGTTTGATTGTCTTGATAATTGCAATGCCAGCGTCTGTTATCCTTGATTGGGTACAGTGCCACATGCTTAACTTCTCGAGACGCCCGAGTTCTATGAATGCAGCATCCGTAATACCCTCTTGGTTGCAATCATTCATAGTAAGGTCTAGAAGACTCCCGAGGTTCGCGAAGGCGGCGTCTGTTATGGTTGGCTGATTACATTGGGTCATAACGAGTTTCTTGATTCCCTTGAGATGCACGAATGCAGCATCCGTAATGGTGGACTGGTCGCAGTTTGACATCAGGAGCGTGTCAAGTCCTTCAAAATTTGCGAACGCAGCATCTGATATCGCTGTACAATACGTGATATCGAGATGCTTCAGACCAACGCCCTTCAGGTGTGCAAAGTCTTCGTCGGTTAATTCTGATCTATATTGGAGGTTCAGGATAGTCTTGTTCGGAGCATCCCTCACCCAGTTCTTTATTGACCCCCTATAGGCCGGTGGCCATTCGAGCACGAAGTCCATTGTCTATTGAATACATTTAGTTGCTGTATGCGAGCCCGCCCATGCCACTCATGATGCGCAGGATGTTGTAGCTGACGGCGTACATGCGGAAGTGGAAGGGATGTGTCTTGTCGGGGTAGGAACCAGGACCCACATTCTCCTGTTGAGCAGCTGCTGCACTCGTCACACAATCAAACACGAAGGTGGCGTTATCAATGCGAGAGAAGTTGCAGGTTCCCGAAGGCTGGTGCTCCTCCGGCTTCAGTGCAAAGGAGTACACGTTGATGGGGTTGTAGTAACCGCCGCCACCGCTACCCTTCACAAAGGAATTAGCAGCCGTTTGCAGCCCCAAGGGATCTGAGGTGGGGGTGTTCGTCGCGAAATCAGGCTGAACTGCGGGCTTTGCTCCAATGCTGCGTCCACCGCCCAAGTTCAACCACCCACCCGTGTGGTGCTGGTAGGGCTGCACCTTCCAGAAGTAGTCGCCATACCGCTCATCAAACCGATCCTGACCGTTGAGCTGGAGACGTCCACGACGAACCACATCGTCGTACACGAAGGGAGACGTCCCCTTAGCAGGAGAACCGGAACAGTCCAAGCGTGCCGCATTCTGGAACACCCAGACCAACTCCTTCACCGGGTGGTTCAGAGTCAAGTCCACACGTGCACTGGAGTGGGTCAACGACTGATCCTCGTTGTATTGCAGCTGCTCAATCAGGTACTCGTGGGACTGCTGGGCAAACCGACGGCGCTCCTCCGTATCCAGGTACACATAGTCGATGTACAGCGATGCATCGAACAACGTAGGGCACAGCGAAATATTCAACTTGGAAGGAACCTGAAGCAATTGGGTCACATCGTTGAACAACAAGTTGAAGTGCACCTCGTGAAACTGCAGGGCAATCAGAGGCAGCGCAAGACCCGGGTTGCGGCAGAACCAGAACTGGAGGGGAATGTAAAGGACACGAGGGCGTCCACGGCAGTCCGTCACGGTAGACGTTGAGTACTCGGCGGACACCATCCAGTCCAGCTTGATACTCTCGTTGGCGCAGGACGTCAGGCACTCCCACAGGTACAACCACTCGCCATAATGACGATCAATCACCTGACCGCCGATCTCCACCTCAATCTGCTTGATGAGCAGGTATCCGAACCGGCTCTGCTGGTCATTCCAGAAGGTTATGGGGTTAATCGTGTTACCTGCAGTATCCGTCGCAGGCAGAACCACCTCCAGATACGTCTTGCCGATCAGATCAGCATTGCGGTTCACAACCGCCACCACGCGCTGTCCGAACGCAGGGGCACCCGTGAAGTTCACGCGGAACGCCTCCATCGCGAAATTGGTATGCCGCTTGTAGAGGATCTTCCAAAAGGTGATGTGGGGATTCCCCGAAATGTAGACATCCTGAGCACCATAGGCGACGAGTTGAAGAAGACCTCCGGCCATGTTTATTTGAGGACAACAAAAAGGATTTTCCAGTTCAACACGATGTACAAGTATGTATCTCGTGTGGGCCGGAACTCGTCTACGCGGAATCTATACCGATTTCGATACGGCACGACGTGTCGCTATAGCAGCGTATGGTGTATCACATATCACACAACAGACCATTGAGTATGGAGCTGTGCATTCACCAACGCGATGGTGGTTCTTTTAGTAGCGGCGGCGAGTGAGGCGGCCGCCCTTGCCCTTGCCCCTCTTGGTGCCGCGGCGACGACCGCCCTCCTTCTTCTCGAGACCCTTGTCCACCTCGGATCCACCTGGACCGGAGGGAGCAGACGGCATCTCGCTTGCCACCTGCTTGAGCGCATCTGCCACATTAGCAGAAGGTGGCTCCCCCTCGGCACCACCCTTCTTGGCTGCCTTGAACGCAGCCTTCAGGGACATACCCGTCTTTTTACGCAGCATGATTGCACGCTTGAACACTTTCTGAGACTTAGTGAGAGCCATGGTTTGAAAGAACGCGGGAGAATTTTACCGAGCGGTCACGTCGCATGAACAAGACAATTGATTGTTCAGGAGGGTACAACGTGTGCAAGATGCAGCATACGCTCCCGAACTGGACGCAACAGGAACCGGGCCTCCCGATTTATCGTCGACAGGTGGCGGCGCTACGGGAGCAGCGGCAGGGGTCGGCACAGGGATCGTAGGTGCAACAGGTGCCGGCGGGGGCGGTGGGGGAGGACCAAGCGAGAACACTTGCACAATGATTGCCTGGTATTCCTCCGGCTTTAGCTTGTTCCGAAGTGCCATCAGTTTATCAACGTTCGCACACGATCCACCTCCAACGTATGAAAAGGAAGGTGTTTGTCCCTGATAACTTCCCGTTGCGCAGTTCTTGGTCTTTGCATCTGTCAGAGCCAACGTAAACGCAACCTTGGGATCCGTATCGTCATCAATATCAAGAATCTTAGGAGCAAGTTTGAGCATGAGGTCCTTCTCCTGCTGGGTGTACTTTGGAATATTTGCTTGCCATCCTGGGTCCGCAGTGTTCTGTGGCTCCCAATCCTTGCGGTCATACACACCCTTCGTTAACAGTGAAGCATGGTTATGTACCGCTATGGCTGCAGTTACGTATACTGTAAGTTTAACGTTGTTTATGGAGGCTAAATCATTTCTCGCCCAATTAGCCCATATAATCGGGTTAGCCTTGATGGTGTTGCCAATACCCCCAAATGGGCAATTCAAGAGGTACACGGGGTTATCCATAAACACCTTCGAGTTTGCAATCGTAAAGATAGGGAACAGGTCAACCTGTCCTTCAAGGTATGCCTTCACTCGGCTCAACTTGATCTTACCAGGTGGTTCGTTCGACCCAATCACAAACCAAGGAAAGTGGTACCGAAGATCATCGAAATAGGCACCCCTTGGTCCAGGATTTGCCTGCTTTAATTCCACCATATCAGGGTCTCCGCTCAAGCCTTGCGCCTTTCCAATTACATCCCCGATATTGATGTTTGTAAACCCCTCTTTACACGACGAGGTATACCAGACGTAGACTCCAATAGCCACCAACACGACAGCGATGGCGATTCCACCGTACATCATCTTCTTTGAAATCTTCATTACTTGGAGTCTAGAAACAAAACACTTGTGTTATCTGTAGGTCCGGCACTTGCAGTCTTGCGCTGCTTAAACTTGCAGTTGCACCGCATCTTCCCATCTTCGTCATACAAGCAGTCTACACAGTTGTGAGTCAATACGATCTTCTTACTCTCTATCTCCTCCTTGGTTGGCTTTGGGCGTATAACGGGAGGGCTGGTTGTTTCAGACGGCAATGCGAGTAGATCCGGTAAAGGTAACGCAGACTCCTTACTCGGCGAACTTACACCGTAGTCCGTATTGAGTGCTATCATGAGTCCATCAATTCCACCGTATGGCTCTGGGCCTATTCTGGAATCAAGCGACTCAATGGTTCCGTAGTAATACCGATTCGTTATTACGTTCCCTTCGGGGGTCGTAACCGAGATGCGAACATATTGTCCATCTTGGGCCGCAAAGATGTACCCATTGGGCGTCTTGATGGTACGCAGAATGACTTGATCCTTTATAAGACGAGGACCGGTCATCACTGCAGTTTTGGGGTCAAATGTCTCTCTTGAACGCCGAACGACGTACAAGAAGGATAGGATTGCTACCACGACAATAGCTACAAGGACGATATTGCGCCCTTTCATTACCTAGAATTCAGAAACTAATTACGTTACAGCCTTCAACAGGTATGTTCCTGGGGGCGTATTGTCGGGTATGACAACGGTTGCCTGTGCACCAGATGAATCCGATGAGAACGGTGCAGGTGTCCCGGAGAAGGGAGTTGGAGACCCGATTACGGTTGCAGGCTTAACCGAATCAGGTGGTCCACCCTTCGTGGCCTTCCATTTCGTATAGGCCTTCACAGCGGCGTATGCCGCCGGTACGGGATTCTTACGCTCCCCGGGGATAGGAGCAGACTCCTGTTGCGTCATAATAACGTCTTGGATCATATTGGGTGCATTTGGATATTTCGCTGCAATCCGCTCTAGATCTGCAACCCGGCATCCCATGGGCGGTGGGTTGCTTGTGTTTATGATCAAACTGCGATCGTCTATCTTGAAACACCCACGATCCTCCAATATCTTCAACTCGGGGAAGATGGTGTCCTTGATAAAGGTATTGTTTTCAACGACCTGTGTTACAGCCGCGCTAGCCGGGGGAGACGCCATCAACCCTGCAAACATCGCCTCTATCATCGGAACCTGCTCGGGTTGAACAATGGGTCCATTCGGATCGGGACGGCTAGACTGTGATGCTACAATTGTTGCTACATCCGCAACTGCATCGGCGGGTGTATCTCCGACTACAGGTGCATCGTGCATAGACGCCGGAGAATCAAACGATCGCGGAGGTACGTCCATTGTGGCTGGTCCAACGGCAGGCATTGGGACTGGGACCGGCTGGGTCGCACGCATTCGCGGGGCCATTTGCGCGTCCATTGGGACTGGGACCGGTTGGACAGGACCAGCTGTAGAAATAGGTGCAGGACCGTACATTTGAGTAGGCTCAACTGTAGAAATAGGTGCAGGACCGTACATTTGAGTACGACCGTTGTCACTGCTTATATTCCGAACAAAGGTCTCATGTACTGGGTTGTATATAAAGAACACCGTAATCGCAGCGATCAGCAGGACTACCACGAAGATCATTGGGACTAGATCTGGGTCAAACTTCATTGTAGGAACCCCCGAAAATTATAGGGTCACATCAAAGACCGGCGTCTTCAAGTTCTTAGGCTGGAAGGACAACGCTGGGTCCGGTGGGGCAGGCTTGTTATACGACACCTTCTTGTAGCGCAACTCCTCCGGCTTCTCGACGAAACTGCGTTCCTGAAAGTGAGCGATGTACAACTCCATCATCTTATCGACTGATCCGTAGGACATCAGGTTCCATTGACACCCATATGCAAACAGAATCTCCGGATTGGAGTTCTTCAGAGACGATGTGGCGTCTGTGACTACCATGGTAATCTTCTGCCGATTGTAGTTGATGAGCTCTTCGTGATCATATGGTTGAGACGCCTGCATGTACGTTAACCGACGCAGATTAGAGCTGTTCCATGACAGATTGACCATCTCCTCCAATTTGGTACCTGTCAGATTCCCACCGGATACCAAGAGCAACTTGCCCTTGATAGAGCAGATCGGTTCAGCAGCCATGTTGCGTCGTTGGAAGGAATACTCGGGGGACAACATGTACTGTCTCAAGGTGGTCTTCAGGATCTCTGCAGTTGCATCCAGTGTCACCGTCTTCTCTGTGTGGAAACACAGTGACAATATGAAGGGATCTGTTGACAGCGGCGTCTCCGATGGGTTGAACGCTGTATTCCCGATCGCTACACAACATGCCTGCAGGGGAACGCTATTATATGCGTAGTCAAAGCCAAGCTTATCGTTCTTGAGGCCTACAATCGGTTGATCTTGTTCGTCCGAATAGACGTTAAGCTCAATCATACGGCATCCCGACTTGATCACCAGCGGCAGGATATCATCGGACACATAGTCTGAGATGGTATTCGCTGGGAACACGGAGTATCCCGACGCAGCCACATAGTAGTCGCAGATCCGCATATCCCCAGGCGTAGGGCATCCGAGAGGTGCAGGTTTAATCACATCGCGATAGGCTGAAAATCGTCCGATAGCCTTATCCAACGCGGCTTGCGGAGCAGGACGAAGCATGGTATAGATCACGTACGCAAGTGTCAAGACCATTGCCCCTCCAAAGAGGTACACAATCCAAGCCGAAAAGCCACCGACGGTTCCTCGTGAGGTAGACTCCATTATGGAGTATGGTAGCTTTCATTTCATTCGGAAAAACAGGTCGCGCTTCAGATTCACCTTGTCGTCTTCCTCGCGGGTTTCCATAGGGGTCTCTGTCAGGCAGCAGTAGTGGAAATACAGGCAGTACATTCCACACTCTGTATTCTTGTACTGGTGGCGTGTCTTGTTGTACGTCAGGATCATCGGCTGCTGATGAATCCCTGTCGCATCCCACTGTTCCTTCCAGCGACGCATAAGAACCTGGATCTCCTTCTCGGGTTTATGTGCATACGAATCAAAGTATGTGACACGTGCACATTCCAGTTCGGGACGCAAGTCAGCAAACAATGCGATCCAGTGTTCCCCCGGTCCATCGTGGGGATCCGTATTGAACACGATCCCGATGCGTTGGTGTCCTGCGTCGTACAATGACTTCAGCTTTGCCGAACAGATGGTGGACATAATACACTTCCCGACCTCGTCTTTCAGATCAAAGTCAATAGGGACTGTACCGAGGAACTTGTACCCCTCAAAGATGCGCTCATACTGCTTCTCCACATGCTCGATGTCTTCCGATGATAACCACTCGTACCGATTGACACTCCACGAGTCGGGCGCCTTTGGTTTGCTCATTATATTGGTCAGAATGCACACAGCCTGACCTGTGCGACACTCCTCGTGGAACCTCGTCTGCAACTCTTGCCATACACGCTCTGGTTGTCCAGGCGGTATATCCGAACCACCCTTCTCCTTGTTATACACTTGACGAAGCCGTTCAATCTCTTCTGGCTCAAACGACATCCTTGTCTAAAATGGATATCCTATATTCAGAGGAGATTCCACCATACAAGATGGCACAAGAAGCAAAGGACGATCTGCTCGTATTGATTCGCAAGTACCGTGAGCTGGATGCCAGCATTAAGAAAATCAACAAAAACCTGACTGATCTGCGGGACTCCCGCGGGGAACTCGAAGGTGCCATGCGTGGCATCTTTGAGCGTCCTGAATACTCTGGCATTGGAAAGATGGCGTTATCCGATGATTCCTACATCCGCATCCAGCGCCCTGGCGAGTGGAAGAAGCCGTGGGGCCTGTCCAAGCGCGAGCTGCAGACTGCGTTAACAGACTTCTTTGCTACAGGCAATCCCAAGACGGCTGATGCATGTTTCGCGTACATTGTAGAGTCCCGCGAGAAGGCGTCGGTGGGCGATACGATGCAGTTCGCCCGCATTGAACGGTCGTAATCACTTCCACATGCACGGACATCCGCCCTTCTTCTGCGTAACCAGCCTAGCCTTTTTTCCACATGAGAACTTCTTGACCGTCTTCCCCCGAGAATGTAGAACGCTCTTGACACAGATTCCGATGGCTGCCTGTTCACGCGTACTTCCCTTGCGTACCCGGACTGTCTTGCGAACCTTCTTGATGCATCGGCAGAACTTGGCAGACAGTTTTCCTCCTCCGTCCCTAAATTCACGGACTCCACAACCTGTAGCCTTGAGCTCCTTTAGTCTGGCGCGAAGCATAGCGATTGCGTCGGTCACATCGGGAATGCGACCATTGACCTTCTGGATTCCCTCCAAGATATCAATGGCATCGCACAGCTGGATCGTGTCCGTCCCACGCAAGGTAACCTTGCTATCTGCAATCTTAGCTTGGATGTAGTCTGGGTCTTTCGGATCGGGACCCATTTGTAAAATGGACTGCTTTTTTTGTGGGACACTGCAGTAATGGATACTCTCCGCACATCTAGTTTGCTCAAGCACCCTGAGGTTCGCCCTGTCATTCGTGCCGATGTCAAGACGGAAGACCGCAAGACACTGATGTACTTCTCCAAATACGAGTACACCGCTCTGATGGCTACGCGTGCGCAGCAGCTAGCAGATGGTGCGCGACCTCTGGTTAGTTTGGAAGGGATTCTGCCGTCTGACCCCCTCTTCATCATGAAGGTGGCGGAACGCGAGATCGTGGAGCAGCGCCTTCCCTTCTTGTTCAATCGCCTCCTTCCGGACGGCAAGTCAGAGTTCTGGTCCACGCAGGAGATGCAGAAGATCTGGTAATTACACGCCGCACATACTGGCTAGCGTAGCCGGCGAAGGGGGGTACCTCAGAAGAGGAGGGATGACCTCAGGGGGATTCAGCATCCGTGGCGCATCAAATTTGGCGCCGTCGGTTGCCTGCTCCAAATCAATGGAATCAAACGCCTTGCGGGACAGCAAATCGTCCTCTGTCTGCTGGGCAAAGACCACGTTTTGGGTTAGGATACCGGAGAAGTGGATAGCCGCCAGGATACCTATTGCGACGAAGCCTGCTATAAAGACGATCGGAATCTTCCTCATTTACTTCACCCGCAGAAAATGGAACCATAGAAATCCAGGGAGTCATAGTAAATATGTTGATCCCAATTCGCTGTTACACGTGCAACCTTATCATTGCGGGGAAATGGGAGCGCTACGTCCAAAAGGTAAAAGAACACGGAGGGGATTCCAAGGAACTAGAGTACCTAACCTCCACAACCGTGAAGACAGCCGCCGGCAAAGCCCTTGACGAGGTAGGACTGAAACGTCCATGCTGTCGTGCTCTCTTTCTAGGTCATGTTGAGCTTCTTCGTAAGGCGTAGGAATCTTAATACTCAAGCTTTTCTCTACCCTGCTAGTAAATGTCATCTTGCAGTGAATGGTTTGGAAGACATCAACAGAATACGCGAAAGTACTTGGATACACGTCCCCATCGGGATGCCGGTCATCATACGGAGACCGTGAAGCGCCAGGCGACCGTGCGGATGGATCGGCGTCCATTGGGTCAGGGTGTGGCAGACGCGTCTACCTACACTGACTTTGTGGGGGGTGTTGAGTACCGAACTGCCCGGGCCGCGAATACCAAGGCTCCTCAGATATCCATGGTGTGCACGACGGTCGCCGAGCCTCCCTCCAACTACAAGAGCCCGGCTGTGCTGAAGGGATTGGGATACCAGCATCTGGCGAACTGCCCACTGGCGGCCCAGACGAAGACGTACGACTCAACGTGTTTGGGCTGCTGTGCTCACCCTACTCCTTGATCCTCTATTTTAAGGTAATTGCCGTGTAAGGATAACAGATGCTTTGGCTCTACACGAACATTGTAGAAGCAAAGCTTCATTTTGCACGTCAACATCCATCTCTGCAAATTATGGACTGGTCGGATTCAACACCGGCCGAATTGGTGTCCCAAGCAGAGACTGTTCTGCAGCATCACAAGAAGATTGGAGTCTACATTGGGTACCTCGATGGATGGATGCTATCTCTCACAGAAGAGATCCGCCTTCGGCCGTTGATACGTGCGTTCCCTGTCTGTATGGTGACGCGGTGGCCATGCGCCGTATCGCTGGCCTGGAAAAACGAATTAGAGTACGTCAATGTGTCAAAAGACCAACAAGATGGACACCCCAACCTTAACAACGATGGTCGTACTGGTCCGAACCCCCTACAAGATGAACACCGAGATCCTGCTGCACAACCTACCGATTCAGCATCCCCTCCTGAAGGTGGAAAAGCAGGGAGTGCTCCGAAGAGGCGAAAGCGCAAGGGACAAGATCAAGCGGCGGGCAAAGACGGGGGAACC